GTTTATTCTTGTTTTTATTGTATTCTTCTTTATAAAAAAACATTTCAATTTTTTGTTTTATTGTGGTTCTTGGGTTACTCTATTTTTGAAACTTCCATTATAGTATTTTGAAATACAAAAACAAAAAAACGGTAACAATATTATTACCATCAATAAGGATAATAGTAATATCCACGCCACTTTCATTGCATACAAATCCATTTATAATATAAACAATATAATGTTTATATTATTTACTATTTACGCTCTGTATAGGGATCGAACCTACGACATTTCGGTTAACAGCCGAACGCTCTACCACTGAGCTAACAAAGCACTTTTTACCATGCACTCCCTTCGGGGAAAAGGTCTTACTGAGACTCGAACTCAGGTTTCAAGATTCAAAGTCTTGAGTGCTAACCACTACACTATAAGACCCCGGGGTGAGGAATATGTTTCGGGGATAGCTCCTAGTGGGGATTGAACCCACGACCTTACGCTTACTAAGCGCACGCTGTAACCACTAAGCCATAAGAGCTTGTCTTTCCCGCATATTCCTATTGTGTTTTATAATGTATTCTTTAAGTATATTTTTTGTTTTTTATTTTATTGTATTTTATGAGAATGAATATATATAACATGAATGAAAATACAGAAAGTCCGTTTGCTTCCTCATCTGGCTCAATTATCTTGTATTTAGAGCCTTTTCTTAATACTTATTTCAAAACCTATCAAAATATTTTGACATTGAGCGCAATGCCGCCCGGTCCTCTTAAAAGTATGGTGTTTCGCATGCAATCCCCCAAATTATCCGAGTTTCAAAGCCCTTCTCCTTTTTCTTGTGGTTCATCTTGTCTCTATGTTCTAGGTAGATATACGAGGTCGGTTAATATGAATGACATTGATTCGTTCATGTTCTCGGATGACATCCCGTCTGTTTTATCGTATTTACAATCCAATGGATATATTATTGATACTTCTTTGACAACTATGTTGCAAAAATCGGAAATACGGATTGGTGCGAATGGATGTTCTGGTAATCGTAGAATGGTTTGTATGTTCACTTATAATGGGTAAGGTTTTGCATTTATTTTATATTGCATGTATATATAAATGATTTATGATTTTGTTATTGTAGGCGGTGGTATAGGCGGACTATACACTGCTTACAAATTGCATTTACAGTTTCCAAAAAAAACGATTTTGATTTTGGAGAAGGAGAATTATTTAGGAGGTAGAGTTTTTACATACCATGATAAATACATGACAGTGGAAGCTGGTGCTGGGCGTTTTAGTGATAAACATAATAGAGTTATTAAACTTATTCATGATTTGGGATTGGATTCAAAAGTTATTCCGATTGAGTCTTCTGCTGTATATTCTCCGGCAGATGGTACAAACTCGATGTATAATTCTCTATTAGACACGCCTATATTAACTAAATCTGCAATACGAAAACCAACGAGTTCTATTCGTGAGTATAGTAGTATTAATGGTAATCCTTTGCCATTATTTGAAAATATAGGCATGACTGTTTTAGATATTGCACTAGGGAATAATAATATACCTATTTCTGGACTCATTACGAAAGTTATTATTGCGAGTAAAGGAGAACTTAAAGAAAAGTTGCAAAATATATCTTTTTTAGACTATGCAAAACAGGTTCTCAAAAATGATGATGAAATTCAATTAATTGTTGATTCTTTTGGATATTATTCGGAATTGATTATTATGAATGCATATGATACTATTCAGTTGATGGGTCAATTAGGACCACAAAACCAGTTTTTTATCATGAATGGCGGTTTAAGTCAAATTATAGAGAACATGGTTTCGCAACTTGATAATAAATATGTTAAAATTCTCAAATCTAAAACGGTTTCTGATATTTTTTTAGAAGATAAAAATGGTGAATATTTATTCAAAATTTTTATCATGGAAAATGTAAGGCCAGTTATTACAAAAACATGTATTTGTGCATTACCTACACATGCTTTGAAGAAAATTAATATTATGCGATATTCTATGCCATTATTGAATCAAGTAATATGTTCTCAACTATGTCGTATTTATTCTAAGTTTTCAGTAGAAAATGGGGATGTTTGGTTTAAAGGTATGCCGAAAATGACTACCAATAATAATTTGAGAATGATTATACCTATGAGTGAAAAAGATGGCATCATTATGATTTCCTATACGGATAACAAATTTGCAAAATATTGGAAACGAGTGTATGATAAATATGGTGTGGATGGCGTGAATTCTCGTATTGCGCGTCTTATTAAGGAAAGCACTGGGATGGATATACCCAAACCTTTGAAAACCAAAGTTTGTTATTGGGATTGTGGAGTTGGTTATTGGAAAGTTGGTGCGGATAGTTTTCTTACTTCACGTGCAATATTGAAACCATTTGATGAATTTTCATTGTATGTTTGTGGTGAACATTTTTCCGAAAATTATCAACAATGGATGGAAGGGGCATTGGAGACCAGTGAAAAAGTTGTTTCTTCTATTTTACAAAATTGAAATACTTTTTCATTTCTATTGTCAAACTAAACTAGTGATTTATAAGAATTATAAAATGTCGACTGAAATTGGTAATGGTGTAAAATATGTTGCAGTAATGAATGGGCATCCAATATATAATGGTCACGTAAGCCGTCGTAATGTTAACCTAGGCGATATATTACATTATTGTGGCGCTGATAAAAACTCTACATATTCAATGGTTATTGGAACCTCATATAGTGCAATAAACGTTATTAATTTGCAATATGAAATTCTTGAAAACTCGGTGAGATTTTATATTACAAATGAAATTAAAAATGTAGTGCTTACAAAAAATAGAGAAACATATAAAGTTATTAATATTAAATATATATAATAGTATTTGTAAAAAATTGAAATACTTTTTTGGATTTTATATTTTGATATAATAAACAACAAACTCTAATATGTCTCGTAATAACGCAAAATCGACAGGTAAGAAGACAACGTATTCGACTGATAAGAAGACAACGCCTTCTTGTCCACATTGTAAAAACCTTGGTCTCAAAAATGACCACTGGTTGCGCGCAAACTCTTCTCCGGATAGTGCTATTGTATGTCCTGTATTGTTAAAAACTGAATGTAGATATTGTCATAAAATGGGTCATAACATTTCAAAATGCCAACGTTTGGCTGATTCCAAAAAAGAAAAAGAAGCATTTAAAAAAGAAAAAACAGAAAAATCCGTAGTTACATCTAAAAATGAAACTACTATTCACATTGAATTAAATAAAACGTCTTATGCTGCCATTGCTAAAAATTTATTGAATGTTTTGCATAAAAAACCGGTTGAGAAAGTACCATATGAACCACCTTCCTATTGGGTTCCCCATGGTAGACTCATGGATTGGACCGAAGGTTGTGATTCTTCTGATGATGAAAATTAGTCCAGTCTTTTCAAAAAGAAAAAAGAAATAAAAATAATGGGCATATGCCTGTTATTTTTATTTGTTTTGTTTTAATTTATCTTACACTATCTACAATAATAATTTTAATATTTATATGTTATCCATGCAGTATTAATATTATTTATAAAACAATCTTGTACATATTCATCTTTTGCAAAATCAATATTGTATTGATTTTCATCTCCACTTTGAGATACATTTTTATAATTTTCAAATGCCTCATTAAAATTCTTAAACCTTCTAACATCTATTTTATCACCAAGTTTATACATTCTTACTTGATTTAGAGTTCTTGAATGGATATCAAACTTTTTAATATTATTTCTATCAAATAATGAAATTTTATTTTGTTGTATTCCCTCTAATAGAATAGTATGAAGTTGTTGTTTGTATCCTCTTTTTGATTTTTCTCGTATATCTAATATCATTTTTAATAAATCGTTATCATTCACTACCATTTTAACTGGAATTGTGTTATTACTATCTGTAAAATCGGTTCGATTAAAATATTCTGGATTTAAAGAACATATTTCTTCTAAATTTTTGTTAAAATTTATTATTGTATCTTTAATTTTTGGGGTACAAATAACATTCATTTTATTAACATATTTTTTTCCACCTGAACCACGACCCGCTAACTGAATTAATTTACCAATTGAAGATAAATGATAATTTGATAAAATCATGTCTGTAAAATTAAATCCAGTGGTGTTGAATGTTATACCTCTTTCTATTACCCAATATCCGGTTATGGCTAAGTTCATAGTAGGATTCAATTCATTCCATTTCATTAAAGTTTCACGCAACTCACCGTTTACATTGTTTTTATCATTAAATTCAGTTAGCTCGATTTTAGTTTTATTTGGATAAATAAATCCTTTAAAATTACCATTCATTACAAATACGCAATAATTTTTATCATTAAAATATGAAACAACCTCCATATGACTTCCAACGCCTTCGGTATCTGTATATAAATGTGCAGGTGTGAATAATATTTTTCTTTCATTTTCGTTTATTAATTTGTTTGAAAATACATCAATAATATAATATAGTGGGTTTTTGGTTTCATTATTATGTTCTATAATATTATGTTGGTTGAAAGCCCTGTAATTTTCTAATTCTTCATCAAAATTTTGTGTATTATTATAATTCATATTTAATAATGTTTTTATTCCACTATCACTTAACATTTTCCAAAATTCGTCAATTGGTGTTGCAGTTATAAATAAAATACCAATAATTAATTCTTTTTCAATAAATTCTTTTATTTTTTTTATGAATTTTTTAGTAACTCCCAAATTTGCATCTGGTTCATCAAATGAAATATGAAATTTGATTTTATTTGATGGCTGTATATAATTATTACCTCCAAATATATTAAACATAGTAATTAAATCTTCGCATACTCGTTTTGCATGATAACAAATTATTAAAATATTTGGTAAATCTTCTTTTGTTTTACAATTTAATATATCTTGTATATAACTTGCAATTGAATTATAATCGTTGCTTGTACTTGATAAAATATCGATTGTTATGTTTTTAAAATTTTTAAAGGTTTTGTCTGCTCTAAACTTCCATTGTTCTGTTTCTGGCAAACTTTTATTTGTAACAATTATATCTATTAAATGATATTCATTTTCATTTAAATTTAAAAGGTATCTTTGTGTCAAGTCACATAAAGTATCCTCGGTTTTTCCTTTTGTAAATTGAGTTGGTTTGGTACGTAATTTAAACATCGTTGCAGATTGGTACATGTATATCTGTACCAAATCGTTTTTAAATACTTTCAATTTTTTATTTTGTCCGCGTTTTATTTTTGTTTTAATTTCGTGGTAATCGTAATATCAAACTTGACAATAAATCAAGCGAATGTTTTTCGGTTAAATTTTGTAATTCACCCATTTCGTAATTTTTTAAACATCCGTCTGGTATGTCGAATTTTATTTCATATAAATGACTTATACAATCCCTTATATTTACTGTTATATAATATTTATTGTTTTTTCTGTATATTGATACTGGGTCCTGGATACAATTTGGTTTCATATCAAATAATACATTCGTTCCGTTTATGCACATAATATCATTCTTTTTGTAATTATATATGATTGGTTTTGATAAAAATACTATTTTCCAATTCACTACATCCAATAATATAATATGAGTAAAATGAAAAAATCGCGTACCGTCATTCAGTCTTGAATGACATCCTCCTATATAATAATTATCTCTGTAATGTATTAAGTTACTTCCTCCCCGTAAAAACGTTGTTTCTGTTTTTATTGGCAAATCTACATCGTTTTGTTTATATACTACTTTACATATTCCATCCCTGTTAAAATCATATTTTATTATGATTAATGGGTCGTAGTTATAAACAAAATATAATTCGCCATCTTTTTCGAATGGTGCCCAATTTTTTTCGATTGGATTCATTACCATGTTTTCTATTTGTAAATACCTTGGTTCGAATTTTTCGTATTCGGTAATTGCAATACATCTTTTTTGTCCTTCATAAGGTGATAAACATATAAATACAACATATAATTGATTGTTTATTTTTACCATACGAGGGTCTTCTGCTTCTATTTCAAATCCATACACTATACTTGTGTTTTTTGTTTGAAATAATAATCCCATTTTTCCATTTGCGAATATTCTCTCGCAAGCATATATTTGACCTGGGGTCTGATTATCATCTTGACCTTCATCATCTTGACCACTGGTCCGATTATCATCTTGACCACAGGTCCGATTGTCATCCTGATAAAGTGCTTTGAACATGCTATAATGTAAATTATCTATTTCTATACTTGTAATATTATCTATGTATTTCGTGTATACATTTGCATCGTAGTAATTCAAGAAAAATTTTTTGTCATATTGCATTTTATTGCACATTTCAGTATGAAGAACATCGAATCTATCGTATATTTTATTGTTTTCTAATATTTCGATTGCATTGAATATTGCGATTGCTCTTTCTGTATATCCACCCATGACACCCCAATGAGTTTCATATGGAGGTTCGACTGACCATGGATATACTTCTTCTACTAATAATGTTAACCAACTACATAATTTTTCGAATATGGGAGTTGGATATATATTAGCTTGCCATAAACTCAATACTATGTCGTTTAGGTCACTTACGTTGTAGTTTTTTCCGAAAAATCGATTGTAACTTTCCATTAAAAAATTGATATTTCTTAAACCCGGAAACATTTTTTTATTCCATACTCCATTTTTTGCGATTTGTTCTCCTGAATCTAATACATATATTATATTTTTTTGTAGAGAATAATATTCTTCTACATGAAGCATGTCATATTGGCATATTCCCACAAAATCCAAATTTTTATGTAAGTTATTATTGTATATATGCAAATATGCACTTGTTTCCATATATGAACGTAATTGTAAAAATGGATTGTAATTTGGCAATTCATATTCATATATGATTGGTAGTCCATATTTTTTTGGTATTTCATATTTTTCGATTACTTCATTTACACAATAATATGCAAATGTATTTTTTACATATTCAGGGGAGTATTTTGTAAATAAAACGTCTTCATCTACTATTTGGTGAAATACTACAAATACTTTTAGATTTTGGTCATTATGCTGATTTTCCATGTATATTTATAAACATATGGTATTTTTAAATTATGTTACACTATCTATATTTTTTGTAAATATTAACATAAATACAAATAGAAATGTCGACGTTGTTCGTTGTATTTTTGAAAACATTTCAATTCTTTCTAATTTTTCTTTTTGTGTTATTATTGAAGAATTGTATATATTATTTAATACACTTAATAAACATAATGCGATTATTGTTAGTGGAATAATATCTACATGATGACTGTATTCCATTTTATTTATTTCATTTATAACTACATTTTCACTTACCATTTCACTCGATATTTTTTCCACCATTGTTGAAAATACTGCGCGTGTTGACAATATGTTTCGTAATGATAATGGATTCTTGTCTATCATAAATGGAAAACTGGATAATGTTGCTATCATTTTTTCTTTTGTATTGTATTGTATTTTCATGTGTCTTTATTTGCATTTTCAATTTTTTGTTTTTTTACTCTTTTATAAAACTATATAGATATTTATTTGTAGTTTATTTATTTGTTATGCTTGTTGCATTTATTACTGGCATTACTGGACAAGACGGTTCTTATTTGGCCGAATTATTATTAGAAAAAGGTTATCATGTTCACGGTCTTATACGACGTGCGTCCACCATCAATACCAAACGCATTGACCATATTTTTTCACATCCTTCTTTGAAATTACATTATGGTGATTTGACTGACGGTACCTGTCTTATTTCTTGTTTGGCTCTTATTAAAAATACATATACTGACATGACACGATTGGAAATATACAATCTGGCAGCGCAATCCCATGTCAAAGTTTCTTTTGAAATGCCTGAATATACCGCAGATACGGATGCAGTTGGGACCTTGAAATTGCTGGAAGCCATTCGTTCGGTTGGATTGGAAAAAATCGCCAGATTTTATCAGGCATCTACCAGCGAACTTTATGGGTTAGTTCAAGAAACACCGCAGCGTGAGACTACGCCGTTTTATCCTCGTTCTCCTTACGGTGTTGCCAAACTATACTCTTATTGGATTGTTAAAAATTATCGCGAGGCTTATGGTATGTTTGCATGTAATGGTATTTTGTTTAATCATGAATCAGAGCGTAGGGGACACAATTTCGTTACGCGTAAAATTACGCTGGGGTTAAACAAGATTTTACTTGATATTCATATGAATGATATTAATTGTAAAAATGCTGCCAAAGAAGTTTTGAAAATGGGGAATATTGATTCTAAACGGGATTGGGGTCATGCAAAGGATTATGTTTATGGTATGTGGCTTATGTTACAAGCAGATTCTCCGGATGACTTTGTTTTGGCCACTGGTGAAACACATAGTGTTCGTGAATTCATTGAGAAGGCTTTTTTATATAAAGGTATTCGTATTGCTTGGCGGGGTTCTGGTGTCGACGAAGTAGGATATGGCATTAATGATGGACGCGTTTATATTAAAATTGACCCTAATTATTATCGTCCAACCGAAGTCGACTTGCTTTTAGGAGATGCAACGAAAGCGAAAGAAATTCTTGGATGGACCCCGTCGATTTCATTTGATAAACTTGTTGAATGCATGGTTCAAAATGATTGCGTTATTTGATTGTTCATTGGAGATTCGTATAATTTACACCTTTGTACAATTACCCGAAGGGAGCCCATTCTGGGACGATTTATCAGTGCTTCAACCATGCGCTCCCTTCGGGTAAATGCGCAAAGGTGTAGAAAATTGATTTGATTTTATACATTTTTAATAATAATATACTCTAAATATGAATTCTCAAACAATGGATTCTCAAACTATTATTGATGTGATTGCCAATATTCAAGAATGTTTACATCATCGATATTCCTTTGCTACTGACCGCAATATTACCGAATATCTTGAAAGAAATTTTCGATGGTGTGTTCCCGATGATTTGAAACGCACTTTGGATAATTATTATTATAGTAATGATGATGATACATCTGAGGTTGAAAACGCACAGGCTCTTTTACGTCATTCGGCGCAATATGCAGAAATGCTTGAACAACATATTTTATCTTACTTCTCATCGTTTAAAAGCAAAATTCATCATGCTAGTCGTGATATACAACGAACATTACGGGAAAAGGGGGATTATACTATTTATTTGCGCGAATCTTCCATTCTTCATACTGATATTGAAGGTTCTTGTTTAAAACATCTTTCTGGGATGCCGGGTGATGTTATTACGTTAGTTTCCGAATATGCTCTTACACCTTTATTGCAATATAAATTAATTAAATCGGAGTGTGGTGATTTGACGTGTCGTTTAAATCAGATGAAGCTGCAAAATATTAAAAAATTTGGTCGTGTTGTATATACTTATGCTCATAAAATAAATAGATATTTGGTGCAAAATATTCTTCCGATGTGTTCTATTAAAAAAATGTGCAATATTTCCAATTTGCAAATGAAATTTAATAGTGGTAATAAATCCAACATTATTCAATATATTATTGATGTTACTAATTGTTGCGATGAAGTGATTAACAATTTCGTTCGTAGGGGTAAGTATCCGAAAACTAGTATATGGATGATGTCGAAAACTGGTTATTTGTATAAAAGCATTATGTTTGTTTCGCGTCCCGAATTCAATTCGCGCAAGGTTGCGGTTCGTACTAAAAAATAAATATATAAAAATGTATATTTTTATAAAAAATACGATGATTTTATTCATCTTATTTTTTTTGGATTTTTTACATAGATTTTGGAATTTGGGATTTTGGCAACATTGCTGCATCATCTCTGGTTGATATAGTGGAGAATGAACGTGTTATTGGTATCGATGAATTGGGTTGAGGTTTTTGTATTGGTATTTGAGTTGTATTGTATATATCTAATATTCTTGATACAATGGGACTTCGTTGTATATCTTCTTTGTCCAATTCTACATATTTTATTTGGTTTTCTTGTTTTTCTTGTTTTTCTTGTTTTTCTTGTTTTTCTTCGTTGGTCTTTTTTATATATTTCATCTTTTCAAGAAAATCAGATAAACCATTTTGCATTCCTCTATCACTTTGGTATAAATCTCCTGTAATTACCATTTTTGAATGGTCCCCTAAACGAGTCATCAACATTACCATTTGGTTTGGTGTGCTGTTTTGCATTTCATCTGCGATTATGAATGCGCGTTTGAATGTGCGACCGCGCATATATGCTAATGGTGATATCTCTAATACACCGCCATGTAACATGGCGTCTATGTCTTTTTGGTTATAGAAATCAAGCAATACATCAAATAGTGGTCTTGTCCATGGGTCCATTTTGCTTATGAGACTTCCTGGTAAAAATCCTAATTCTTCTTCTTCTACTGGTACCACGGGTCTTGTGAGTATTATTTTTTGGATTGTTCCTTTGCGTAGTTCTTCTACTGCGGTATTACATGCAAATAGAGTTTTTCCGGAACCAGCGGGGCCTACGCCTACTACTAATTTTGTATTTGGGTCTTGCAAATAATTTACATATTTTTGTTGGTTCTCAGTTCTTGGAACATACAATGGTGATGTTGCCCTTTGTTCTAATTGTTTTTTTGTGGTTTTCATTGTGATTTGTCTATTTTGTCTATTTTCTCTATTTTCTCTATTTTCCGTTGTTTCTTTGTTTATAGGATTATATTTTAAACTATATTTATCAATAAATGTATGATATTTATTACAATTAAATGATTTGGTTGGTCTTAATAACAACAAAAAGGACAGTAATATATTTGTTGTTCTCATTTTTACTTTTCTATAATACTGATTACTATTATAATTTTAAGTTATTTTTATAAATGGGTTTATTTTTACAACGGTTGTTTAATTTTACGACAGTTGTTTAGTTTTACGACAGTTGTTTAGTTTTACAACGGTTGTTTAGTTTTACAACGGTTATTTAATTTTACGACAGTTGTTTAGTTTTACAATTGTTTTTCACCTTTGATTAACCACGAACTGGATTGGATTTTATCACCAAAACCGTCTCTTAATTCTATACCAAGTTTTCTGCATATTTCTGCCTCTGGAATACTATTGTTGTTCTGGTCGCCGCCATTGCAAAAATAGGTTGGTCGTGGTTCTACTGTTTCTAATGTTTTACAGACAGTTCTGTCTAAATCTACTGATTTTACAACATAGTCTACACATTTTAGTTCTTGGATTATTTTTATTCTTTCATCTGCTGGCATGAATGCTTTGCCTTTTTTTAAGATGGCTTGTTCATCATTATTTACGATGACCATTAATTTATCGGCTATGTTTTTTGATTTTTTGAAATACTCGATATGACCTACATGGATTGGGTCAAAGTAACCACTTACGCAAGCAATTGACATTCTTGTGTAATATATTCATAATATTTTTTTGTTTATTTAACGAATGGTATATAATTGCGCTCTATTCGGGTTCCTGTTTTTTATTTTTTCTTATAAACATTTAGAGATGCATTTTTTGATTGATTATAATAATAAAATAATATTTGGATGGTCTCCGAAATGTGGTTGTTCTCATGTTAAAGTAATTTTTTGGTATTTATTGACAAATAATGTGAAACCAATTATTCATACAAAAAATGATTTTATGATATTGCCATCTGATATTGAAAATTATACAACTATATTGTTTTGTAGAAATCCTTATAAACGAATTGTATCCGGATTTTTGGACAAATATAGAATAAATGGTGAATTTAGATATTTATGGAATCGTGATATTATTACTTTTCGAGATTTTGTGGATGAATTGCTTATTTGTCGATGGAGAATGATTGATAGACATCATTTTGAGCCGCAATCTCATGGTGTTTGGAATAAAAATGTCAAGGTGTTGGCATCTAAAATAGTGAAGTTTTATGATATTACAAATATTGATTATACTTATATTGAATCTTTATTTGATAAAAAAATACCGGAGGAATTGATTAGTGCGAAACATGGACATGAACGTTGTAGGGGGACGTTGGATTTTCGTGAATATGTATATGATTTAGATATGTCTGTTTACTATGATTGTAATGTTGATATAAAATATTTTTATGATGAAGAATTGGTAAAAAAAGTTTATCATTTTTATAAAAATGATTTTGTGTTTTTTTATGAGAACGGTTTAGAATATACAAATCCTTATACAATAATATAAATACATGGGGGTATATATTGTATTGGATGGAGGATTCTCTTCGCGTAAGGCAGATGAAAACTGTTCAGGCAACGGCTCTTGAATTGTTTGCGAAAAAGAATGCAGATTACGGTGACGCTTTTGCCAAGTTTGGTGTCATTGGTGTTTTAATGCGTATTGAAGATAAAATACAACGTTCTCTATCTATCACTAAAAATGGTGTTAATTTAGTGAGTGATGAAAGTATTCGGGATACATTATTGGATTTACATAATTATGCTGCCATGGCTTTGATGCTTCTTGATGAAGATTCTAATGCCGATGATAATAAATATGATTATCTTGATAGTTATCATTAAACTATTCTTTGTATAGTTTATTGAGAACTTTGGTTTTTCGTAAGGGTTTTGACTAGTGGATTTTACTGGTGGTTTTGCCTGGTGGTTTTGACTGGTGGTTTTGCCTGGTGGTTTTACTGGTGGTTTTGACTGGTGGATTTTACTAGTGGTTTTGACTGGTGGTTTTGACTGGTGGTTTTGACTGGTGGTTTTGACTGGTGGATTTTACTGGTGGATTTTACTGGTAGTTTTGACTGGTGGTTTTGACTGGTGGTTTTGACTGGTGGATTTTACTGGTGGATTTTACTTGTGGATTTTACTGGTGGATTTTACTGGTGGTTTTGCAACGGATATATTATAAGACTCTATAACTGATGTCCTATGTGACTCTGTAACGACTATATCAACGGATACAAACGGCTATAACCAATCAACAAAACCCATAACTTCAACTACTATGCAAAAGAAATGAGTATATTGAGACGAGAAATGAGTGACATATCAAGAAATGAGTAGGATATCGATAAATGAGGTAAATGGGTAATTCTACACAAGTATCAACACGGGTACTTGTATAGAGTTATTGCAAATGCCTAAGTGCCCGGTGACCCGGGGCGGCGGGCGTTACTAGTATCACACGGCAGCCAAGCCTCTGACGTCACCACTCGACAAAACTTTGTGACAACCCCGGCAACCAAGCCACTGACGTCACCACTTGACAAAACTTTGTGACAACCCCGGTAGCCAAGCCACTGACGTCACCACTTGCCAAAACTTTGTGACAACCCAGGGACCAGGGTATCATTCCAACCTATAAACAAAAGTACTTCAATATGCAACATGTTTGCAGAAAATTGAAATACTTTTTTAATAACGAATACGCCACCAATAACAAACCAACTACTATATTAAACTGATACCGATATGTCAAGTATTACTTTGAACGAGCTTTTGGCAAGCGTTTCTTCCATGAAAGAGCTCCGAGAACACATTATGCGTGCTATTGGTGAACCTGTGTCATCTTCTGAAAAATATGCCAAAGAAATCTTTGAAAAGTACAAAAAGCATAAAAAAGAGGATTGGGCATTTTGCCTTAGTAACGGTTACGTCATCGACGGCATTCACTGTCAACCCCGTCTGTTTTGCAATAAACATGGAATGTATGTAGTTATATATGCTGATAAAGTATGGACATATAGAAAAAACGAACATGATGACGTTGTCTCCCCTATTTCACAAGCCGTTTTCACCAAAACATATATTAAAAAGAAGAGTAATTACTTGTTACGTGAGATTGTTAGTATGCTTGACGAGTATGATAAAGATATTTCAGTGATGAAACTCAACAAACTTCACGGAGTTTTCCATACTCCTTGGCATAAAGATACAGTTCAACTTCCACCAGTTTTACCCGATTATCCCCAGAAACGCAAGGTTTGTTTGAATTCTGACGTTGAACCTTCCGATTGTTGCGTTTGTCTTGACCCTACCAAGACGCAGACTCCTTGTTGCCATCACCTTTGTGTTGGTTGTTGGGGGCTTCTTAAAGATAAAGATGTTGACATTCTGCCTTGTCCTCTGTGCCGAACTGATATCAGACAGAAACATTTGATGCTTGCCAAAAACCCTACCTACTATGACCCAGATAGTGATGATGAATATGATGAGAACATGGCTATGCGCGAACTTATTAGAGCTGCCGAAGATAATAGATAGAGATTTTGTAATATACATGTAAATTTAACTAATTGAATAAGAGTAGCCTATTTTGGCTTTTTTTATGACTTATTTTGTTAAGGTTTAATCAAAAATATAATGCGAAACAGTTGCTAGAATAACTGTTTATTTTAGATAAACACTACACAAAATCGCTTTCCTGTCAGAGAAAGCAATCAACGTCCACCAATTATGGTGACAATAAAGAAACAATAATTATTTTATATAAGACTCATTTTATAAAGTTATTGAGAACCTGGTTCTAAAAAGTTCTCAAAAACAAGGTATTTTACACAATGTTCTCAACTTCTTTGCAAAATTTCTTTGTATATATCTTATAAAAGTAAACATACAACTATTCCTTTTCTATTTATAAGAGACTTATTTTATCAACAGTCGGTTATCAACAGTCGGTTGCACCTTGCACCTTATAAGGTTATTGAGAACATTATAAAAGTTATAACTATACTCTATTATTATAAAAAATTGAAATACTTGTTTACAATATCATATATTCGCATAACTCTACATAAACTATTATAACTATTATCTATCATGTCATCATATTACCATCCATCTGACCATACCAGAACTGTTTATAGACATTTATGCATTATTATGTCACTCGAATCTGAAAAAATATCATGTGAAACTACGAAGAAAAATATTAATATCATTATAGAAAATTTAATTGAGTACCCATATGATTTCATGATATTCTTTAAAGACCAAGAAATTATTATTAAATTTATCAACTGGTTACAAAAAATTTGCTGTCAAGGATTTACTGAACAAGATATATCCGTTATTGAAATGCTTAATGGTCACAATATTCCTATAATTGCTATGGGCATTTTGAAAACTCATGTTATTCAATCTACACAACATGATAATGATATCATATTTTCATCTGACGAAATACCTTTTGCACATGCTGCTACTATTTTACTATCATAATAAACAATTTTATATGTAAATTTAAGTATATTCAGAGATTGCCATTTGGCTTTTTTCATTATAAACAGTTATTTTATCAACTGTCGGTTGCACCTTATAATGTTTGTGAGAACCTCGCAATAAAACTTTTCAAAAACATTAGTTTTCAATTTTCAAAAAATTGAATTCATATATAACAAATAACATATTATACATCGGTAAATAACATGGCATCTACAACACTACATCAATGGGTTTCTTATTTAAATGGAGAAGATTTTGCATATCTTATTCAATATATAGAAAATATTAAAAATGGTATTCCTAATGATAAAATGATTATTTTACTTGGACCTCCTGCTACTGGGAAATCAACACTTATGAATGAAATTCGCACTTATTTAGGTGATGATTTTTGTGGAGAAGAATACCGCATTAATGAATTGATTGTGGAAGAAAATATTAAACCTTTAATATTCTTACCAGAAGGAATTCTTCGTAATACTGTTAAGTATGCTAAACATAAATACAATACTAATCGGATTATGGTTAATTCCATTGTTAATTTTATCAAATTTGGGGTTTCATTTATTATTGCTGCAAATGATATTGACACTATAAATACACAAATTATTGAAAATTCCAGAATTATTATGATGAACCATCAATTTAGGAACACATTTAATGAATAATATATTTCATAGAACAAAAATATAAGAATGTTGAGAACATTGTTATTAAAATAGAAAAAACTCGTATGTTCTCCTCATTTTTATTGTTTAACAAATATATAAAATGTTCAGTGAAGATGAATTAAACCATATTTATTATAATAAAGTTAAACTACCTCCTTCTTATTTTTCAAAATATGAATCGGTACCACCATGTCCTGTTAAGAAATATGATTATAATTGGGGAAATCGTGATTTTCCCAGAACATGGTGTATTTTAGATTTTATTGAATGGATTAATAAACACAATATTACTATTGAACATCTCGGATATACATGTGATGACCCTGAATTAGAATTCATTCTACCTTCTAAAAAAACTCTTATTTCATATCCACAATATGATTTACATACTATTTCCAATCACTTCAATAATGAGTTTGATTTCTTTTTATTTAATCAAACAATTGAACATTTATATAATCCTTTTGAAGCCGTTAAACAAATATATAATACACTTAAACCCGGTGGATATGTTTTCACTTCTGTTCCTACCCTTAATATTCCTCATTTAACACCTGTTCATTTTAATGGATATACTCCGATGGGTCTTGCTATGTTATTCAAATCTTCCAATTTTGAAATTGTTGAAATTGGACAATGGGGCAATTTTGATTATATCACTAAATTATGGAATACACATAGTTGGCCCGGTTATGATACTTTACATAATAATAATATTGTTACTAATGAAGAAAGAAATGTTTGTCAATGTTGGATTTTAGCAAGAAAATTATAATTTTTTATTAGATTGGTGAGAACCTTGTCTAAAAAACAGGGGATTTTACTATGTTCTCTATAATACTATACCACTATACAACCGTACTACTATACCAACTATAAATACTATTACATTATTACACCATAAATACCATAATATATGCTATATATCTCATATATACCATATATTTGAAACGAGAAATGAGTCGGATATCCATTATCCAGTAACATATCAAATATCCAGTTGGATATTGCGCCTCCGGCGCCCGGGGCCCGGGGCTCTAACGGCTATATTAACGGCTATTACTTTTTTCAAAATACCCACTTTTTTTGCAGAAAATTGAAACACTTTTTTTCATTTAACTATTTCACAATTACTAAACTAACAATTATTTATAACTTCCTTACTTACGCTTAAACTTGTTTATTCTTATTAATAAATTACTATTTATTCAATATGTCTAATACAACTGTTGTCGTTGCTCCTGTCGTCGTTGAGCCTCTCGTTGCTCCTGTCGTCGTTGATACTGTCAAGGCCCCTAAGAAACCTTCTCTTCCTGCCAAATACAGTAAGTTCTTATCATTTGGCTTCTGGTTTGCTTCTCGTTTAGAACCTGACGCTAGGGATGCTTTATATGGTCAATTCAAATTGTTCTCTTCTATTGAAGAACAATCCGAATTCTTTCAAACTTATCTCAATGAAGCTTCTGCTTCTAACAAAATCATGCGCAAAACTATTGCCAATCATAACAAACCTGTTAAAACTCGTGCTACAAAAGCTTCTCGTAAACCTTCTAAACCTGTTGCTGCCGAAACTGACGATTTAATTGCTACACTTATTGCTGATGCTAATGGTGAACCTGCTCCTGCTAACAATACTGCTGATAAACCTAAGAAAACTCGTAAACCTAAATCAGATACCACTGATAAACCTAAAAAAGAGAAAAAATCTAAAAAAAATGTTTCTGAACCTGAACCTGTTGCATCAGAACCTGTTTCTGAACCTGTTTCTGAACCTGTCGTACAACCTGTTGCTGAACCTGTTGCTAAAAAGACCACTAAGCCAAAGGCTGAGAAACCAAAAGCCGAGAAAGTTGAGAAACCAAAGGCTGAGAAACCAAAGGCCGAAAAGCCAAAAAAAGAGAAAAAAGACAAAAAAACTGTTGAAGAACTACCTGTTGTTCCCGAACAACCTGTTGAAGAACAACCGGTTGATGATTCTGATGATAGTATTCAAGCTCATATTGTTCAAATGAATGGTTCACAATATCTTATGGATTCTGAGAACAATCTTTATGATATTAATTCTCATGAAGTTGTTGGTAAATACAATCCTGATACTCAATCTGTTACCATGAATTAAACTTTCATTTATTATTAAAATACCATAAAAATTTAAAAGGTTCTTACCTTTTTTTATTCATAAAATTGAAAACTTTTTTATTCTTTTTTTATAATATAATCTAATTTATTAACAATGGTCAAAAATACTAACGGCGGCAAAGGTGCTAAGGGTCTTGCACGTAAACTTACTTCTTCTAATGAACATCATCGGTTAAGACTTTCTGTTTCTCCTGATGAAAAATATGCTTTTGTTAAACAAATGCTTGGCAATGGTATGTGTTCTGTTGTTACCAATGACGATATTAATCTTATTTGTCATATTCGCTCTAAGTTTCGGGGTCGTTCTAAACGCAATAATTTTGTTACTAAAAATTCTATTGTTCTTGTCGGTTTAAGGGATTGGGAAAATCCTTACAAAAATTGTGATTTATTAGAACTTTATGATGATTCTGATATTCGGGAATTAAAAAAACTTCCTTCTCTTGACCTTTCTCTTTTCGATTCTTTTGTTTCCTTTAATTCTTATCAAAATGATGATTCTATCATCTTTACTAATGACATTCCTTCTATTTCCCCTCAATTCATTCCTTCTTCTACTATCTATAACGAACACGACTCTTTTGACTCTTTCATACTTGATATCTAATTATTTATTCTTCTTTTACTTTTAATTTTAATCCATTTAAACACTTCTTTTTATTCTTTTTTATGATTTCTAATTTCTATAATCTATTTTCTTTTTTATTAAAAACCCCTTCTCAAAAATTTCAAAATAGACAAACTATTTACTCTTATGCGCAATCAAGCACTTTCAATTCTGATGACCCCTTTTTTATATGCGATGTTTATTATAAACTTTATATATTATATCCTGATGATTTAGATAATCTTTTACATATCGCAAATGCTTTCAGATATAAACATCCATATCATGCTATATTTTATCATATTCATATTCTTACTATTAAACCATTATTCGTAAAAAATGTAATTGCTCTAATACAACTATGCATTGACCATAATATACCAATATATTCTCTCCCTGTATCTTTTCATGATTCTTTATTTAATAACACAAAATTCTTATCTAAATATGCACAATCTCACTTCCAACAGTTCCGTTATCGAGTTGGTATAGGCTATACATTGAAGTCTATGAAAATATTATCCACACAAGTCTGTAATACAAAAGAAGAAAAATATGATAAATGGAGTAATTACCATGATGTTGGATATGTTTATTATGCATTGGGTGATGTAGATAATGCATTAAAATACACAAATAAAGCAACAGACCTTGCATTGAAATTTGATTTGAGTATGGCAGATAAAATGCTGTCATATAGTAATTCATTATGCTATGAAGATTTCGATTATCCAGATAACGAACTTCTTTTCAAGAAATATGAAAAAGTACACATATACTATCCAGATACACCCATGTTCTCGTTTAATACAAATACAAACAAAAAAATTCGTATAGGATATGTTTCTGGAAATTTTGTATATCATGTAATAGGTAATTTTATTATTCCTATTTTGCAAAATCACGACTTTTCACAATTTGAAATTTATTTATTTGTACATAGAGAAATTGTTGATTTATACAAAAATCTAAATTGTAAAGTTATACATATAAATGAACTTACTGATATTGATGCTGCGAAATTAATACATTCCCATAATATCAATATTTTAATAGATTTAGATGGACATACAGTAAACAATCGATTAGGTATATTTGCATATCATCCAGCTCCTGTTCAAATTACATATTTAGGTTATCCGAATGGTACTGGTATGAAATCAATGCACTATCGTATTACTGATACAATTGCTGACCACATAGATACTACGCAAAAATATAGTGAAAAATTAATACGATTACCTACATGTTTTTTATTATATAAAAGTATATATCAAGTTTCTCCAAATAAATCTAGAAAAACGAATAATCAAATTGTATTAGGGGCTTTGAATAAAGAAATTAAAAATTCAAAATATACATTGGAAACCTGGGCGACAATATTGAAAGAATGTCCTGATGTAAAAATATTGATTAAATTAGAAGAAGTATATTATGATAATGCTGAATATATTGAACATTATACCAAGAAATTAGATGTTCCAAGTAATCGTATAATTTTAATGAATAAATTATTAAACGATGATTATAATAACATATTTACGAAATTTGATATTTTATTAGATACATTTCCTTATTCTGGAACGACTACTACATGTAATGCTCTATATAATTCTGTACCAATTGTTACATTATACAACAAAAATCATCATAGTCATAATGTTTCTGCTTCTATATTGACTCATATGGGATTACCTGAATTAGTTGCAAAATCCAGGGAAGAATATATTAGCATTGTGAAAAATTTGATTAATAACCCTGCTAAAATTGATGAATATAAAGAAAATATTGGCGAAAAATTCAAATATATAATGGACCCATCAAGGTTCATGAAACACTATGAAAATGCGCTTATAGAAACCATTGTGTAATATACGCTTCGCGACCCGGGGCGGAATGTTCGCGGAATGTTCTTTTAGAATATTCGTTGACTAGTGGTTATTATAAAATCTTTATAATTATTTTTTTACACTGATATAGATATTTTTTATTATCTATATCATGTCGATTCATTTCGAATTCAATCTTATTAAAGAAAAAGGAAAGAAAGGTAAAATATATAAAAATGACAAATATTCGATTACTAATTTTCATAAAGGTTCTGCTAAATATTTAATTATTGTAGAATCGCCTTCTAAATGTTCTACAATTGAATCTTTGCTAGGTACAGATTTCAAATGCATTCCTACATTTGGGCATTTGTTTTTTATTCCTTCTCTAAAACATATTCATCCCGATTTCTCTTCTACTCTTAATATCAAACCTACATCTTTTTCACATTTTAATTTTTTGAAATATGCGGTTTCTCTTTTTAATCCGGATAATGTTTTTATTGCAAGTGATTTTGACCGAGAAGGTGATGCAATTGCATATCATCTATATCGTTCGTTCAATGTATATAAACGATTTATTTTCAAAGAAATTTCTAAAACCGCACTTGAATATGCTTTTGCAAATTGGCAAGATTTTAGGTCGTTTGTACCATATTCTCAACATGCTCGCACAATGATTGATATAATTATTGGTCATTTAGTATCTCCTCTTTTATGGAAATTCATTTATAATGATAAAAAAGATTCAGGACTTTCAGCCGGAAGATGCCAAACCCCCGCATTGCGACTAATATATGATAACGAATTAAATAATACTAATAGTTTTGATATCAAATACAAAATTCATGCTTCCTTTTTCAATAAAAATATTCCTTTTATTTTAAATCATGTTTTTGAAACAGAAGAAAAAGTATTTGAATTTTTAGAAAAATCGAAGGATTTCGAACATATTTTAGAATTAGGTTCGTCCAAAGAAATCAAAAAAACTTCACCAGAACCATTTAGTACATCTAGTTTATTACAAACCGCTTCACAAATATTGCATTATTCACCAAAAGAAACAATGAATTTATGTCAACAGTTATATCAAGCAGGACACATTACATATATTAGAACCGAAAATAAAAAATATTCAACAGAATTTTTAGAAAAAGCCAAAACTTTTATTTTAAAAACATGGAACGATGAAAAATATTTAGGCGATTTTTCAAAAATAAAAAATACGAACGACAATAATCCGCACGAAGCAATTCGTGTTACCTATATAGATAAGCAATTTATTCTTGGATTAGAAGGAAAACTAGCAACACTATATAAACTTATTTGGAATAATACGGTTCAAAGTTGTATGCCAGATGCGCTCTATAACAATGTAGATGCTTTTATTTCTGCACCACAATCATATAAATATAAATATACAATTGAAATACCTATTTTTTTAGGATGGAAAAAAGTATGTGAAAAAACGGATTCCATGACACAAGAACAAAATAGTGAAAGTGGTCAATTGTTATATTTTCAATCCATTATGAGTAAACGTTCTCCAATACAATACAATCATATTAATAGTGAAATAAGTATTCAAAATAAACATACATATTACACTGAATCAAATTTAATCAAAAAACTAGAAGATTTAGGAATAGGTAGACCATCCACTTTTTCATTGTTAGTAGATACTATTCAAGAACGTGGTTATGTTAAAAAATGTGATTTACCAGGAGAACTAGTTGAATTTAATGAATATAAATTAACAAATAAACTCATCGAAAAAACGAAAATAGAAAAAATATTTGGAAACGAAAAAAACAAATTAGTAATACAACCAATTGGAATATTAGCGATTGAATTTCTTATAAAACATTTTGACCATTTGTTCTCCTATGAATATACTCGCGAAATAGAAGAATATTTAGATAAAATAGAAAATAATAATTTAGAAGAAAATGAAGAATGGTATTCGGTTTGTGCAAAATGTAAAACTGAAATTGAAGAATGTATAAAACCGCTTAAAAAAATGAAAAAACAAACATATAAAATAAATGATGAATACGAACTTTTGTTTCATAGATTTGGCGCGTCATTGCGAAAACAATTAGATAACGGTGAAATGGAATACAAAAGCGTTAACCCAAAAATAAAATTGGATATTAATAAATTACAAAAAGGAGAATATACATTGGATGAATTAATAGAAATAAAAAACGATTATTTAGGAAAATATGAAGAACAAGATATGTATATTAAAACCGGTAAATTTGGTCATTATGTACAATGGGGCGATAATAAGAAAAGTATAAAAGATATTAATAAACCATTAAATGATATTGTACTTGATGATATTATTCAAATGTTTCAAAATTCAATACAAGAATCTAGCGGTTTAGATGATGATGAAGATACCAATCCAGATAAACCGCGACGTCCGCCCCAAATACAAAGTAAGAATATGTTGAGAATATTAAATAGTGATTTTAGTATTCGTAAAGGCAAATTTGGTCCATATATATATTATCAAGCATCTGGTATGAAAAAACCATCCTTTTTTCAAATCGGAAAATATAAAAAAAATTATGCTACATGTGATGCACAAGAGATGATTGAATGGATAGTAACTACATACATAAATATATAATAATATATTATACAATGGATAATAACAAAAATGCAGCTATGTCGGTAAGTGAAGTAATCGGCTCATTTATAAGTAAGGAACAAAAAATGACACCTCCGTCCTATTATATAATGTTTTTAACCATATATATCATATCATTTGTTTGTATATTTAAAAAAAATGCTGAATATATTGGGTATGGATTATTGTATGCTATAAATGTATTTGCAACTATTTTTTGCGTAAAAGACATCTATATCAAATTAGGTGATAAAGACATGTTTTTTATAATTATTCTTATAATACTTATTTTAAATATAGTATCATCATCTCTATTCATTTTATCAATTGCACGAATTTACAAATTTTCGAAAGACAAAAAACAGACAACTTTGTCACCTAAAAACAGAAAAAAAATACATTTATACAGAGATTTATTCATATCCGTTATAGTTTGTATGATAGCATTAATAATGTATATATTAATAACAAAATCAAAACCAGTTTTTGATATAAGTATTATTCTTGAAAACGTACCAAAAAATGGATTACTTGAAAAAATAATTGAAGGTATAAAAATGTTATTAGTATTATATTCACTCAGTACATCAAGTTACTTAGTATATCATGGCGATAATTTGGCGAAAGTAACGCGTTCTCTTATTTAAATAATATTTATGAAATTCGTATAAACATTAATATACTGTTCTCTATAATATATAAAATAATGAAATTTTATGAAACAAATTATGAAGACTATATAAATTCGGTTGAATCTAATAATTTTCATAAAGAATTGACAAATATACATTCATGTTTTCCATCCTCAATACATCAATTTGATAATTTAATTGTATATGGCCCAACCGGCGTTGGAAAATATTCACAAGTTCTCTATTTTCTTAAAAAATATAGTCCAAGTGAATTAAAATATGAAAAAAAAATTACATTACAAAATGAAAAACAAACTTATATATATCATATAAGTGATATTCACTATGAGATTGATATCGCTTTGTTAGGTTGTAATTCAAAATTATTAATGCACGATATATTCTTTCAAATTGTTGATATTGTTTCTGTAAAACCAGACAAAATTGGCGTTATAATATGTAAGAATTTTCATATGATACACAATGAGTTATTAGAAATATTTTATAGTTATATTCAACAATATAATCATCCAAGTTCTCAGATTCAAATCAAATTTATACTTTTAACAGAACATATTAGTTTTATACCAAATAATATTATTAATTCTTGTAAAATAATATCAATAAAACGACCTGATAAAAATGATTACAATAATATTGCAAATAATCCAAATCATCATACAGATTTTATTAAAAGAATATACAATTATAAAAATACAAATACATGTTGTTCTCAACAAAATGCTATTTTGAAAGAAATTGATACATCTTATATTATAAATACGAAAGAAATAAGGTCATTTAATATTATTAATAATCCAAATGATATTCCAAATGATAATTTCAATACTATATGTAATACTATAATTCATGATATGGAGAATATACAAAACATTTCTTTTATGAAATTCAGAGATGATTTGTATGATATATTGATTTACAATTTGGATACGGTTGAATGTATATGGCATGTTTTATCATATTTTATTCAAAACAATCGAATTTCAAAAAATGACATTTCCGCAATATTAGACAGAATGTTCTTGAATCTTAAATATTATAATAATAATTATAGACCAATTTATCATTTAGAGAATATATTTTACTATATTGTAACTAAACTTAATTGAAATACATGAATTATAACGATGCATGTATTTTATTAGAAATAAAAGATGAACTTACAATTGAAATTTTGAAAAGACAATATAGAAGAAAAGCATTACAATATCATCCTGATAAAAACAAATCAGACGACGCATCCGATAAATTTAATAATATTAAAAATGCATATGAATTCTTATTGAAATATTTAGACAAACCAAATTTTGATGAAGATTTTATTAATCCATTTGAGAACATTGTTAATAATGAATACACGAAAACACTATTTTCATTTTTAAATAATATACTTGGTAACGAATCACAGTATCATGAAATTAAAAGTAGAATATTTTATATTATTGTAAATAAAATTGCCAACTGCTATGAGAACAAAGCATTTGAGTTATTAGAGAAAATAGACAAAAAGATACTTTTAAAAATATCCGATTTCTTTTTTAAATACAAAGATATTTTTCATTTTTCAGAAAACTTTTTAAATAATTTAGAAGAAATTATAATAACCAAAATGAAGGATGATAAATGTATTATATTGAACCCTTTTTTAGAAGACCTATTTGAGAACAATTTATATAAATTAACAGAAAACGGGAACATTTACTATATTCCATTATGGCATCATGAATTAGTGTACGACAATTTAGGAAGTGATATGTATGTAAAATGCATTCCTATATTGCCAGAAAATATTACAATTGATTCACATAATAATATTCATGTAGAATTAAAATTCAATATTAGAGAACTTTGGGGAAAATCATTTATAGAATTTAATTTAGGAAAAAATACGTTTTCTATTTTTACAGAAAAATTAAAATTCAAAGAAAAACAAACAGTTGTATTACAAAATCAAGGGATTTCTATTATTAATTTAGACAATATTTTTGATGTATCGAAAAAGTCAAATATAGTTTTATATGTACAAATAGATATTTAGGCATTTTTGAGAACCAGGTTCTCTATTTTATACATTTAACATTATTATTTTATTTATTAATCAAAGTATATATGGATACTGTAATAAAAGATTTTGACACCATAATCAATCAGTATTTAGAACCTTATAATAAAATAACAAAACACGATATTGACACTTTGGTTATGAATACATGTTGTGACCAATATGATGCAAAATTAGTATGCGACCATTTTAAAATAATTAATAATAAATTATATCATTGTAATAAACCATATATAACACCTTTAATAACGAGAACTGAACCTTTTATGCATATGATATTAGAAACATTAAAAATATATGATATTCGTGATTGTGAATTTGTAGCATTTAATGGTGATGCTATTAATAATTCAAATATAGATAAATGTGTAAAAAATAATAATATATTACCTTTAATTGTAACTACATCCGTTTTAAATGATTATAATATGATATTATGTCCCGATTTTACATTTTCATTTAGTAAAGATTATGATATCAATAATAATGAAGAAATGTGCAAACAAGTAGTTGATATGAATGAAACAATTGAATTTAAAAATAAAATAAATAAAATGGTATGGCGTGGTGCAGGAAATACTTATTATAGAAGCAGGTATTTATTTAACGATGAAACTCTTTTTGATATGCATTCCGTAGGTGGAAATGAACGTACTTTTGAAAATAATAAGTATATGACAAGACTAGAAAAAAGTAATTACAAATATTATTTACATTTAAATGGTCACGAAGGCGATGATATAATTGGAGCATACAGTTCTGCTTTCAAATGGGGATTAATGAATAAATCCGTTGTGTTTTATTCTGCTCCAACTTATTATAGAGAATTTTGGCAACATCCATGTATTTTTAGGGAAAAAGAACATTTTATGTTTAGTAATAACACTGATGAATTATTAGAACAATATGATTATATTCTTAACAATGAAGACATCGCTGAACAAATTGCAAACCAATCCTTTGATTTTTTCAAAAAATATTTATTAAATTACGATAATATTAAGTATTATATGCAAAAACTATTGAATGAATATGCAAATAGAATGGACTATATTCCTACTGTAAACCCAGATGATGAATTAATTACAGATATAAACAAATTATAGAATATACAGAATTATTATTTAGGAACTTTTTGTAAATAATTATTCAAATAATTTAGGAAAAATACTTTTATAAAACCGGGTTTTTTGAGAACCAGGTTCTCTATATTTAGGAAAAACAACATAAATATAATTAAGAATAACTAATATGTTATCAATCGTAAATCGAATCAGACGAGTTATTGCAAAAGAATTACCTAAGCCATTAGGCAGATGGAATATTGATTACTGTAACCAAAAAATAAATCAAAAAATAGATTTATCCAATGAAGACCATTGCGGCCCATGTGGACAATATATTATCAGTAAATCAACTAAAACGTTGAAGGATAAAATAATAGAAAATGCAAAAAATTGAAATACTTTTTTGTTTTGTATTTAAATGCAAACTAACAACAACGTACAAAAGAAGACAAAATGAACACACCCGTTAAAATGTATTACAAGCCACCAAGTATTGAAATTGAAGATTTCGCCAATGGAATGAGTAAAGGAGATTTATGGTATATTATAGAACATTGTAAAATTGGAAATATATATGATATTGTCATTGAAAATAAAAAAGCTATTATTCATTTTGCAATGAATAATAACATCGATAGCGAAAAAAAAGAAATATACGAACACTTTGAAAAAGGTGGAACTTATCAAATTTATTACGACGAAATCCATTATTGGAACGCAAAAAAACATGTAGAAAATTCATTTATTATTGACTTTGAGAACAAATTGTTTCCAAATGTAACAGATAATCGTTATTATCGTAATCTAATGAAAATTTAAAAAATATAACGGTTACCATGTGCATTTCCTCGGAAGGGAGAACAAAAGGTGAAAAAGCATTAATTTTGCAAAAAATTGATATACTTTTTTCATGTTTAGATTAATATAAAAAGAACAATATACTATGTTAAAATTACCAAGAGATATAATTGATTCCGTGTTTGAGTTTTTGGAAACAGATGAAACAATATGGGTACACGATTATAGAGAACCTGACGAAATTACTGTGAAAATAAATAAAAGTTCTCAACTTGTAGATAAATTAAATACATTATTATACAAAAAAATTTACAATCCTATTAAAGAATCTATTATACAAATAATGGACGACGATGGTATTATAAAAACACTGAATGCTTATACCAGTTATTTTGAATTTAATTCTGATATAATGGCATCAGAAGATGATTCAATTAAATATTATTTATGTGAATATTCGTTTTATTTTAAACCTACTATAAAAAATAATGACATTGTCTATGATAAAAACTATATATTAATAATAAAAAACAATAATGATTGGGAACATCATGCAAATATTGAATATCCATATGGTTATGGTGCAGTTATGGACGGATACCATTATTATAAAGAAGGAAATTGTATGAAAGAAGATATATTAGATGAAGAATATATTGGATATCTATCGTCATACAGAACATTTCCGACTATACACAATGCAACTCTTTATGAATTCAGAGAAAATTATTAAACAAGTAGTAATTATATATTTTACATGTTTTTTATTGTTTCTACGAATATAATATAAAAATAAAAAATGAAGTATACAAATGCTGCATAATTTTGAAGGAGTACAATATCGTTTGGCAAATAATTGGTTTAATCATATTAATTTATTGGATTATAAAGATAAACCTATTAATTATTTAGAAATTGGTGCATTCTATGGAGCAAATCTTTTATCAGTAGCAAAAACATACTGTATGCACTCTGATAGTAAATTATATTGCATAGACCCATGGGAGGATTATGATGATTATCCTGAATATAAAAATATACAACCTACTATTTATGATAAATGCATGCAAAATATTGCAAAATCTGGTGTAAAAGATAAAATAACTGCGATTCGTGGATACTCTAATAATGAAATACCAAAATTTCAAGATGATTTTTTTGATATTATTTATATTGATGGAAATCACGAACCTCAATATGTATTAGAAGACGCAGTATTAGGTTTTCGAAAATTAAAAAAAGGAGGTATTATGATATTTGATGATTATGGATGGGGAGGTCCGGATTTAACACAGCGAGGTATTGATGGGTTTTTATGTGGGTATCATAAAAAGATTACAGTCTTAGGAGAACAAGCAACCCAAGTTTTTATTAAAAAAAACTAATTATACTCATTTGAAAAACTAATATAAAAATGTATATAGATAAAAATACAATGTGCGGTATTGTTGCATATTTAGGTTCTGATAAATTTTCTAAATATGTAATTCAAGGATTAAAATTATTACAAAATAGAGGCTATGATTCGGTTGGTATTTCTTCCATTATAAATGGTTCTCTATTTACGATAAAATATGCATCTACTCATTATACTAATGATTCTATTGTTCGTTTAGAAGAATCTATTATTCAAAATGAACTCCAAAGTAATATTGGTATAGGTCATACAAGGTGGGCTACGCATGGCGGTAAAACCAACGAAAATGCGCATCCACATCATGACCAACATAATCGTATTTCATTAGTACATAATGGAATAATTGAGAACTTTAAAGAATTAAAAACCAAATTAATAGAAGAAGGATATACATTCCGTTCTCATACTGACACTGAAATAATTGCAGTAATGATTGGGAAATTTTTAGATTTAAATTATAAAATGGAAGATGCCATTCGTGAAACCGTTAGTATGTTATTAGGTACTTGGGCGTTAGTTATTATACATAAAGATTTTCCACAAAGAATCTGGATAACTCGTAATGGTTCTCCACTTTTATTAGGAATGGAAGATGAACATATTATAATTGCATCCGAACAAATTGCATTCGGAAATGACATTAAAAAATACATTGTTCTCAATAATCATGATTTAATAGAGATTTCAAAGGAAGGTAATACAATGAAATTTAATAAAGATATTCACAGATATACTATGAAAGAAAAACTATTTTTAAATGTAGAATCAAATCCAACCAATTTTCAACATTGGATGTTGAAGGAAATATATGAACAACCTGAATGTATATTACGCGCCATTAATAATGGAGGTAGAATTGAAAACGATTTTTGTGTAAAATTAGGTGGTTTGGATGCATGTTGTTCTCAATTAACCAAATTAAATCATTTAATTTTATTAGGATGTGGAACATCTTATCATGCCGGTATGTGGTCATTAAACTTATTCAAAACATTGGATATATTTGATTCTATTACATTATATGATGGCGCTGAATTTAGTTGTAAAGATGTACCTAAAAAAGGTAATTGTGGAGTAGTATTATTATCTCAATCTGGTGAAACAAAAGATTTACATCGATGTATTCAAATTGCAAAAGAAAACGATTTAATTACAATAGGAGTAGTGAATTCAGTTGATTCATTGATTGCTCGCGAAACTGATTGTGGAGTTTATTTGAATGCTGGTCGAGAAGTTGCTGTTGCTTCTACTAAATCATATACAAATCAATGTATAGTATTGGCATTAATTGCATTATGGTTCTCACAACAGTTTAAAACTCATTCTGAAAGAAGACGTAAAATTATAAATGATATTAGAAATATACCATATCAAATACAATGTATTTTTGATGAAATAGAGAACATTAAAACAATAGCATCAGATATTAACCAATTAAACAAAAATTCTATGTTTATTTTGGGAAAAGGTTCCAATGAAGCAATTGCAAAAGAGGGTGCTTTAAAAATAAAAGAGGTTTCTTATATACATGCAGAAGGGTATTCATCATCTTCTTTAAAACATGGTCCATTTGCATTAATTGATGAGAACTTACCAATCATATTAATAGATATTGATGATATATATCGTGATAAAACTCGAAATGTATATGAAGAGGTTAAATCGAGGGGTGCATATGTTCTCGTAATAAGTAATGATGATGATAATTATTGTAGCAATGTATTAAAAATAGAACAAAATAATACATTCGGCGGAATAATGGTTAATGTCTATATACAATTAATTGCTTACTATTTATCATTAGAAAAAGAATATAATCCAGATTTTCCACGGAATTTGGCAAAAGTAGTAACGGTTGAATAATTGTATATTACAAATTGTAATTATTAAATACTATTTGTGACCATGTATGGTAATAATTATTATTTAGGCAAACCCCGAAATCTAGTAATATAATATAATGAGTTATTATAACTTTTACGGAAGAAGAAATGGTTATCCATGGCTAAGTGAAAATAGATTAAATGGGCTTTACAATGAATATGCTGAATTAAATGATGTCGCTATTCGCAATAACAATATTTATGTAGCAAACATTATAGATACGAATAAAAAATGCTGCAATACTTGCAGTAGTAGTTACATTCCTTCTATATACAGTGCACCATATTATGCATCACCATATTTTACATCGCCTTATTATACTCCATATTTCGGTGGATATTATGGATTATATGGCAGACCTTTTATATAAGTTTGGTTTTCTCAAAATAATATCTATTATAATTATATAATTATAATGGGTGCATGTACTTGTATTGGCGCTTGTTTATGCCTAACTGTTGCTACCGTAGCAGTAGTGACATCACTAACTGGCAGAAATTGTTCATGTTCTGAATCCGAAAAAAACAATGATATTTCTAAAAATATTGACAATTGTTGAAAATAATAAAATATATTATATAGTATGACAACATTAGCAATTGATTCTAGCTGTAATATAATACTAGATGCAAGTAATAATAGAATAAACAATTATTCACCCGATTGGGGAATAATGCTTACATTGCAAGGAAGTCTTAATTTACGAATTGGCACCCAAGCATGGAAAAAATATATTAGCGCTGCTTTTTGGAATTACATATCTACACCTATCAATTTCACGATAACTCTTTTTACAGCGTTGACCGCTGGACAAACCGGTACAAAATCAAATTATTTAACAGAAAAACAATTATTTATTATGCTATTCATATCTTTTTTATTGTCCATTATAAATACTTTTTTTAAATTAAAAGAAAAAGCCCTTTTGAACTATGAATCTTCAAAAAAATACGATGAATTTGGTGCAAAATTTGAAGAAATATATTATATGCCATTATCAAATGAATATGATTTGAAAATAAAATTAAAAGGTTATAAACTACTACAAGAAGAAATCAATAAATATTCTCAAAAAGAAAGTATTGAGAACGTGAACTATTTTACAGAATTGATATATATTTGTTTTCATTGTTTCTTTGAAGATAATTTGAAACGAATCAATAAAAGCGACCGATTTTGGTATTTAGACGGGTTAAGTCCGAATACCGAACGTAAAAAAAATCCATGGAATATAAATGTGAAAGATTATTTCGTATATGATATATCTGGACAACCTATTGTTTTAGATGATGAAGATATTAAAGAACGTAATGAGAACAAACGTAAAATAAACGTAAAATATGATAAAAGAGCTATATCTATTCGGTCGCCGCATTATGATATAGAATCAAATTCAAACGATTCTTATCCTTATCCATATGTATTAAAAAAATTAAATAAAAATGAAATAATTGAAGACATAACGCAAAGAGAAAAGGATAGATTAAACGAATTCAAACAAACGTTTGTAAAAGAAAAAATTGCAAATTGTATTGAGAACAGTGAGAACACAATCAAAAAAATAAAAGAATTTTCTATATCTAATGAAAAAGTCTTACGATGAACATTTTTCTACCGAACGAAAAATATTCATTTTTCTACCGAATGAAAAAATATTTATTTTAGACAATAAATATTTTTGTTTTCTTTGTTTTATTGTTTTTTACTTTCTTGTTTTTATTTTTCAATATTTAGCAATTTTTATATTTTTATACCTTTTTCTTAACAATCTTCTTCTTTACTGGTTCACCAGCTGGTTCAGCTGCAACTGCTGCTGCTGCTTCTGGCTCAGGTGCCTTTTTAACAACTTTCTTAACAACTGGCTTTGGTTCTTCAACAACTGGTGTTGGCGCTGCTTCTTCTTCGTTGTCACTATCAGCAACTTCTGTACTTGGAGGTGCTTGTTTCTGGAAAACAGTTTCTGGTTCTGATTCTAAATCAACATCGTCTTTTAATTCTTGCTTTTCAATAGTTGTCTTTTCTTCGTCTGATAATTTAATTTGGCACTTACCATAAACACTAACTACTTCGCGTGGTTTTACGATACATTGAATGAGTTTCCATGTTAAACCCCATCCTTTTCCACCAATCCAAATACCACCGCATTGTAATACACATGCAACATTACTTTGCTTTGGAACAAAGTCAAGTGGTGTTACGTTTTGATTATCGCAAGGGAATAATAGATTGGATTGTGTATCATAAATTTCAACACCCCATTTTCCATTGTAGTTTGGAACTTTTGCACGAATAGATGGTGGCTTTGAAAGGTCAATCTTTTTAGTATCCTTATTTTTAGAATATTTAAGGAATGGGAAGAATGTATGTTTAGCAACTTCGCGAGACATTTCTTCGCCCCACCATAATTCACTATTTGTTACTGCATCATCTAAAATTTGATTTTCGAAATCTTTTAGTTTTTGTAAAAAGTCATTGGTTGCCTTTGTTGAATATTCACTATTTGGGAAATTCAAAGACATACTGAATTTACCATCGGATTCACCCTTTTCATCTACGAAATCTGCAATACCCCATGTCATCATTAATGGAGTTGAAATATGTAGCGAACGATTGGTTTGTTTACTTACCATATTAATAGATTTTCCACCACGGTCATTGACCTTTGGTTGCATATATTTAATTTGAGAAGGAACCCAATCATTAACAGTTAAAACAAGAGGTGTAGTAGAAGCCATTTTAGAATGTATATGTGTATAAGTTATACGACTGTAATATATATACTTGTTTATCTTTAAATCAATTTTCTGCAAAATATAAATTGGAAAAGACCATAAATGCAGTGTTTTCGTGAAAAATAAAATACTTTTATAACATTTATTATAAATAGATATAATACACGAATAAAGATGTTCGTATTATAATTAAATATATTTAATCTATATAAAATTTATAATTAATATATATATTATGAACGTATTTTCAAAGCCAATATCAAATACTATGAATATAAATTATAATAATTATTTTAAAAATTCGATTGTTCTCAAAAATTATAAAATTCCTGAATTAAAAATAATTGCAAAAGAGAACAATTTACATGTATCTGGTAGTAAACCACAATTGATGGAAAGAATTCATAAACATTTTACAAATAGTATACATGCAGTTTCTATACAAAAAATATTCAGGGGATTTATAGTTCGATTATTAATGAGATTAAAGGGGGAAGCGCTAAAAAATAGAAAATTATGTGTTAATGAATCTGATTTTTATACATTAGACCCATTAGAGGAAATATCATATGATGAATTTTATAGTTACAAAGATAGTAATAGTTTTTTATATGGTTTCAATATTACATCTTTAATAACATTGTTTAAACAAAAGGGGAAAATAATCAATCCATATAACCGAGAAAAGGTGGATTTTAAAATAATGAATGACATATTTACACTTTATAAATTAACAAACATCCTATTTCCTTATGTTTTTAATGATAAAAAAGATGAACCAACATTACCAAGTACAAGTAATACAAATAATCAAGTTCACCAAAATAGAGTTGTTGTATCCAATCCAACAGTATTAAATCAAAATATTGAGCTCCATAATAGAATGCAAACTATAAGAGAAAAACCTTTAAATATACGAATACAGGAATTATTTATGGAAATTGATTTATTAGGTAATTATACGGATAGTAATTGGTTTATAAATTTAGAAAAACGAGATTATGTACGTTTTTATAGATATTTATATGATATTTGGCATTATAGAGGTCAAATGTCACATGAAACAAAACGAAGAATATGTAGGTTACATGACCCTTTCATCAATACATCTTTAAGTTCTCTAAATTTACCAACTACAAATATAGACGATTGTAGAGCGATTTGTCTTTATATTATGGAAAATATGATATATACCGGAATTGATACTGAGTATCAAAAAATAGGTGCATTACATGTACTATCTGTATTAACGATTGTTTCATTGGACGCAAGACGAAGTATGATGTGGTTATATGAATCATTAATATATTAATAAATTTGCGTAAAATTGAAATATTATTTGTTCAATATTTATAAAAATATTTAGGAATATTATCTTCTATCCAGTCAATTAAATAAATAAATATATAATTGCGTTAAACCATTTAAAAAAGAAACATATTATAGTATATATACCTGATAGAATGGTAAGAACTACAAAGACTGAAAAACAATCTGCCCCAGCCCCTGTTGCCAATGTTGTTGTTGAGCAATCAGCATCCGTAAAGAAAGCATCCAAGAAGACCAAGGAAGCTGCCCCAGCTCCTGTTGAGGTTGCCCCAGTTGATGCAGCACCTGCTGTTGAATCTGCCGAGGTTGTTGACAACTCATCATCCGTCAAGATGACTGACTTTGGTGCTAAACTACAACAAATGACCACCATGATGTCAACCTTAAAGAGTGAATTCAAGACCCTTGAAAAGATCATGGCTCGCGAACTTAAAAACGCCCAAAAATCATCTTCCCGCAAGAGAAAGAGTGGCAACAGACAACCATCCGGATTTGTCAAGCCAACTCGTATCAGTGATGAACTAGCCCAATTCCTTGGAAAGACTGTTGGAACTGAAATGGCAAGAACTGCCGTCAGTAAGGAAATCAACGCATACATCCAAGCCAACAAGCTTCAAGACGCCAAGAATGGACGTATCATCCATGCTGACAAGAAGCTTACTGAGCTATTAAAGCTTAAAGCCGGTGATGAACTTACCTACTTCAACCTTCAAAAGTACATGAAGCACCACTTCGTCAAGGCCGTTGCCACTGCCTAAATATTCGAAGATATAACCATTTTATAAAATATAAAAAGTATAAAACAGTGTAATGCATAAAAAGTATAAAACATTATAAATGCATAAAAAGTATAAAATAAACTAAACTATATAAATAAAAATTCACATTTTTATTTATAATGGAATCAAATCAGGGTATAAGCATTAGCAAAGTTAATAATTTTGAAACCTTTGAAAATAATGTTAAAAAATATGTATCTGAACATAAACCAAAGTTATTCATATTGACTCCGTGTTATGGCGGAATGTGCTATATTAATTATGTACAATCATTAATGAATACATTAACTATATTCAATAAATATAATTTCCCTATTCAAGTCGAATTTTGTAAAAATGACAGTTTAGTATCAAGAGCTAGAAATAATCTGATTGCAAAAGCCATGCATGACCAGGATTGTACGCATATCATTTTTATAGACAGTGATATTACATGGAATCCTATTTCAATATTAAAATTAATATTGGCAAATAAACCAATCGTCGGAGGTGCTTATCCTATTAAACGATATAATTGGGAAAAGTTGACGAATGACGATAATATATATGATGAAACTGTCATAAATAAATGGATTGAAAAAAAAAATAACAATGTTTCGTTAAAAGAAACTGTAAGTGATGTTGATATGATACAATCATCGTTATTGCGTTATAACATCAATTATAATAATAAATATATTGAAATTCATGAAAATTTAACACAAGTTAAACATCTTGCTACCGGATTCATGTTAATGCAGCGACAAATGATTGAAAAAATGATGCTTGCATACCATTCTACAAAATATACAGATGATGTTGGTTTCTTAAATGGTACAGAAAATAATTATGCTTATGCTTTATTCGATTGTGGAGTAGAAGATGACCATTACTTATCCGAAGATTGGTTATTTTGTAATAGATGGACCAAAATTGGCGGGTCTATTTGGTTAGATGTTACTATCAATTTAACCCATACTGGGGTAGAAGATTATAGTGGTAGTTTTTTATCCTCTATTTTATAGAGAACCTGTATAATTATGTGTATATATACATAATTATATTTCAAACACAGTCATACGTAATGTTTCCAATTCTGTTCTCAAATCCATATTATTTTTTATTTTTGCATAGTCTTTTTCCATATTTTTAATTGCGTCTATATATTCCTGTTTTTTATGAAAGTTCTCAAAAAACATGCAATAATTGTTTATGTTCTCATTTGTCTTTGTAAAAGAGATAGAACCTTTGTTGTTTTTGTTTATCCATTCTATAAAATCATTGATATGAAACAATAAAATTGGTTTTAATACATAATATGAAAATATCGGACTGTTCTCATTATATTTCTTACAAAGTTCTCTACTTTCAACATCGTACATATTTTTATATGACAATCCATGATGGTCCAATATTTTTACACATTGAAAAAATGAAAATAGTATTTCATATTTTAAATTTTCTTCTATTTTTTCATATATATAATCCATGTTCTCAGCATTCTTATTATTTATTACAGAATAATAAACAAAAAATATATTGTTCATTATTTCGGCTAAACATTCCGTATAACTTTCAAAGAGTTTTACGTCATTATTAATATTGAATGTATTGTGTATTTTATCATTTGATAACTTTGTATCCATATGTGAAAAATCTAAACCCATACAATGTATAGTTTCATGTATGAATACTTTAAACCATTCTTCTTTCCTAAATATAATAATCTCATTCATTTCATTATTTTGTAATAACATTGGAGAACTTATATTTTCTTGACTACATGCATATGTAAATGCAGTATTTGCATGGTTCATTCCGATTATAGTTGCATTATCAGTTGGTAGCATCTTCTTCAAATCGGTTAAATACAAGTATACATGTAAATTTTTGGAGCAATTTATTGGACTGTATTTATTACTTATAGACAACCATATGTACATTCTTTCCAGATATTTAAAGATTTCTTTTTTATTGATTTGAGAACCTATAAAAAACACACGTATTTTTCTATGTTTTACATTAAACTCATAAATATTTGTATGTTGTTCATTGTTCTCTATATTCGATTTTATTTCATTTGGAATACCTGCATAATTATTCGCCTTTGGAAATCCGACTTGCTTATATGGTATTTCTAAAATAGTTGTTTTATTTATACTATCCATTTTACTTATCCATTGTATATTCGATTTAATTATTAAACTGTAAATATTTTTTATAAATTTTATTGTTGTTGATGAGAACCTTAATTTATCTATTTCATTTTTAGTTTTTTTAAAATACTTATTTAGAAATAATTGTAATTCCTTTGATATCTGTTTCATATAGTATATACTAATATTATCTTACAAAAAATTGATAACTCATACTATTTGCACTAATATAGCAAATATATAAAAATATAAAAAATTTTATGGGAATTCAATATTTAAACCGGTTCTTAATTGACAATTGTAGTAAAACATCTATACGTAAAATACATTTACGAGAACTTAAACACAAAACTATTGCAATCGACACTAGTATTTATATATACAAGTTTATTGCTGAAAACAAATTAATCGAAAACACATATTTGCTTATATCCTTATTTAGGCATTATTCAATAACTCCTATATTTGTATTTGATGGAAAACCTCCTCGTGAAAAACGAGAACTTTTGATTCAACGAAAAATGCAAAAACAAGAAGCCGAACAAAAATATTTAGAAATGAAAAATATTCTCGAAAATACTACCGACCAAGAAGAAATTGCTAAATTACAAAAACAATTAGAAAATATTAAAAAACAATGTGTAAATGTTACTATGGATGATATACAATCCGTAAAACAATTAATCGATTATTACGGTGTTCAATATTATGAAGCCGAACATGAAGCCGACCAATTAATTGCATATTTAGTGAATTCTAAGAAAGCATGGGGATGTATTAGCGATGATATGGATATGTTTGTATATGGTTGTTCGCGAGTATTTAGACATTTAAGTCTTTTGAATCATACATTAATTTTGTATGATACAAAACTAATACTAAATGATTTAGAAATGTCTATGGACGAATTCCGTGAAATTACTGTTTTATCTGGTACTGATTATAATATACACAGCAAAACCACATTACATGATACGATTCATTGGTTTTATAAATTTAAAAAATATAGTAAAAAAAACGAAAATACAATGACATTTTATCAATGGCTTTTAGAAAATACTAAATATATTACTGATTACGATGAATTAATCAACCAATATCAAATGTTTATTATCAAAATGACAGATTTTGAATATTTGCAAAATATGTCATTCAAAATATTACCTATTCAAAAAACTGAATTACGAGGGTTCTTGAAAAATTATGGATTTATATTTGTTTAGGCAATTATTTAGTAAGTGAACGGCGAATACTCATCAATATTATATCTTTTTTAGCCGGATTTCGTCGAATAAACTGTGTTAATAAAGCATTGTTTGTCAATAATAACATTTGTTTTAAATCCTCATTTTGACTAAATTTAGCAGAAATGGCTTTTTCACGTTCTTCTTCGAATCGGCCTAAATGATAATCGGCATCTATTTTGACTTCTTTTGGACGTAATGTTTTATTATTTTTCTTTCCACCTTCTCCGGCCAATTTAGCTAAACTTGGGTCTTTGGATATTTCACTATCACTATCCAATGAAAACAATAAATAAAAATCAGGGAATCCTTTTTTATATTTAGCGGCTTGAACATAATGTTCAACAGACATCCATTTATGTTTATCCAATTCAAATATTCCTTCATTCCATGTATCGTCTAACTTTCTTCTCCAATTTTGTATTTTAGAAAGGGCGGTATATTCCTGAATTTTATTTTTCGGTATTTTTTCACCAGAACCTGCTCCGGGTTTTGGACCATTTTCAGATTTAGAATGAAACATAAATGTTACTTTTGAATCGTATAAATCACTTTCATCTTCTTCCTCCTCCAATTTTTTTCCTAAATCTGGTTCTAATCCTAATTTACTTTTGAAATTCCTAAAATCTTGAATCAAATAGTATATTCCGGAATTTTTCTCTAAACATTTGTTTACTGCTAAAACTTTCACATCATGTGGTATTTCATTGAAATTCAATATACGTTTATGATAATATGTTAATAATTCATAATGTTTACCGTTGTAAACAGTCATAATGTAATAATTTGGTGAGAACGTTCCCGATTCTTCTAATTTCTTATTAAAATCTCCACAATTTAAAACACTATCAAAATCGCCACTTTTAAAAGATTCCTCTGAAAAAATAATAAATTTTACATTTAGCAATCTTTCTAATGTTGAAATTGCCCATGCATCTGCCCAAAAACTAGAAGTTTGTATATAGACTCTAAATGCATCGATGCTATCAATATTTTTCATATAACCGACATATTCTTCTTGTAAATTCACTGTTTCTTTTCTCTTTTTTTGTTTTTCTTTAAATATTTCTTGTAGTTTTTTAGCTTCTTCGACTAAACGTTCTTTGTCATTTTTATCTTCTAATTTTTTCATACGTTTTTTATATTCCGCATTTGTCTTTTTAATTTCATCTATATCATTATCATATTCTTGTATTTCATTTTGAAATCCTAAATATAAATTTCTATGTTCTTGATAAACATCGTCGGTCAATTCTTTTGCCAATAGCGCCCTTAATTTAGGAACAGTTGTATTATATCCGATTTGACGAAATGCATCGCGGACAACATAGAAAAAACAATCTCCCGCGCCATCATTAGGAACAATATTATAATTATTATTTTTGAAAAAGTTCTCAATCCATTTATTGGCGGCGGATTTCGTATAATCTATTTTGATTTTATTTGCATCTTCTTCGGTTTCTTCTTTTAATGAAATTGGTTGTTTCATATTTTTATCAATTTCGAAAACACCATATTTGGAAATTTTGGTAGTTTTTTCCATTTCTTTGGATATTTCACCTTCTGGTATTTTCAGTTTCATTACATCGTTTTCATCAACATCAATTTCATCCACTTCAACTAATTCGTCTGTTTTTTTGGTGGGTTCTACTATTGGCTCTGTGCGGATTGGTTTGGAAAGAACCTTTTCAATGAATTTGGTATTGACAAAACTATAAAATAAAGGCTCTCCAAATTTAGTTAAATCTATATCGCCATCTTCATCTAAAACATTTAAAGAACGGTTTGATGAAATTTCATATACGCCAATTTGAGCCTTTATTTTTGTATTAACTACTAAATAAATAGGATAATATAATACGTTTTTTGAAGAATATGTATATTTTTGTTTTCCTAACGCTATTATTATAGGTTTATCGAAAATATCAATTTCATATAAAGTAGAATTATAACCATTGTCTTCTGGGTCGATTGTTTTCGTTTCAACGTAATTAATTTCTTTGTTTATTTTTGAAGAAACCATTGTATAAATATATATTTTCTATATATTTATATTTCTATATTTTATTGTTTATTTTATTCTATATTTTATGCGGTTTGTAATACTTTTACCGTTGTGAGAGCAAACCAAGCAGCTGCGGTTGTATTGTAAAATAATACGAATTCTTGGTTTGTTACTACTGCACCGGTTAATACCAGATTTACTGGACGAACATTATACAAAAATCGCGTGCTAGGTATAGAGGTTCCATTGATGGATACTGCGTTGCAATAACGAGTTGCAACTGAAGGTGTATTGTTGATTAGAGTTATATAATAACAACGAGTAGTATCCAATACAGTTATAGTGAAGATTGCAGAATAGTTTGCGGTTGGCGTGGGTCCGGTTAAGAAAAACGTGGTGCCATTATCTAGATTGAATGTGAATGCATTTGCAGCAGCTAATGTGGAACTATATAATCTTGAATAGGAAAATGTATCTCTTAATGAAAAACTGCTGTATATTCCATTTGATGAAATAGCTACTGCATGTATTGCACCGAGGTTTATGACGTTATTCGGATAATATACATTAAAAGTATTACCATAATCAGTAGAAACGGTTATTGCATTAGTGCCATTAATACCATTACAAAACGTTTGAATTTGTCCTGTTCCTGAAATTGCTACATTTGTATCGCCTCCCCTTGTCCCTGCACCGCCATTGTTTTTGGACATCCACGTGTTTCCATAATCATTTGAAACCCATATTCCACCATTAGTAGTAGTAATTTCAGATACGATTTGATATTGTCCGGTACTTGAAATTGCGATTGATTTAAATAATCTGGTACTGCTGAATGAATTTATTTGTTTCCAACTTTTACCATAATCATCTGATACATATACGTAATCAGCCGTAGCAGAAGTATTAATACCACTTACATATTTTCCACTGGATGATACTGCTAATATACTGTTTCTGCCTGAACGTGTAATATTACTAGGGAAATTTGGAAGAAGGGTCCAAGTAATTCCATAGTCGCTTGATGAATAACCTACTGGACTAATTTGAAAATCACCTACGGATGAATATGCTACATATGAATAAGTTGTAGTACTCCAACTAACCCCAAAATTAGTTGATATATAATAATCTAAACATTGATATTGACCAGTTCCAGACATTGATGCATATGTAAAAAAAACGCCAGATGATGATAATGACGTGATTGACCTCCAATTATTACCATAATTACTTGATACAAACTTCGAATTGTTATCACCACATGCAAGTTGGTATACACCAGTAGATGAAATTGATACCGAACGATTTAATCCAGTATCGATACTTTGAGTCCAAATACCAGCACCGGATCTAAAATTCAACATATTTTCACTATTGTTCAATTTCCCCAATGAATATGAATATTGGTCTATAGTTCCAGCTGGAATTGCTATACTTGTATAGATTTGACCACCATTTACAACCGCAGTTATATATTGTCCTGATGATGAAATAGATACACCCCGCCAATTTAATGTACTCGCGACTGCCGTCCAAACATTACCAAAATCAATCGACACCCATATTTGTCCATTTGCCACCACCGCGACTTGATATTGACCCGTTGCAGATACAGATACACCAACCCACATTAAAACACTTGCTTCCACTATCCAAGTCGCACCATAATCCGCCGACGCGTATATATTTCCATTATTCACCACCGCGGTTTGATATTGTCCAGTCGCTGATACTGAAACACTATACCAACCTAAACCACTCGTTCCTTTTGCAGTCCAAGTCGCACCAAAATCACTCGATATATATATTTGGTTGCCAATCGCTACCGCAGTTTGGTATTTACCAGAATATGAAATAGATATTGCCGACCAATTTAATGTATTTGCTTTCGTTGTCCAATTAACCCCATAATCACTTGATATATATATTTGACCGCCGTACATACAGGTACTTTGATATTGACCGGTTGATGATATTGATACGCCACTAAAATAAGTAGTACCATCCGTTTGGTAACTCGTTATCTGTGTCCAATTAGCACCAAAATCATTTGATGTAGATATCTTTGCTAACCCTGTGACCGCGGTCTGATATTGCCCAGTGGCCGAAACAGATACGGATTGCCAGTTTTCAGAAGTAGCAGTTGGTGCCCAAGTCGCGCCAAAATCATTGGATATATAAATTTGTCCACCATTTACAACAGCGGTCTGATATTGACCACTTGTTGATGTGGATGCACTTATCCAATTTCTTGAACTATCTTCTGCCATCCAATTACTACCTACTTCTGTTAATGAAATTCCTACATCACTAAATATAGAAAATGCATCTGGGTCAATTCCACCAGCTGTTCCAGGTACTCCGGTTGGACCAGTATTCCCAATTGGTGCGGTTGTAGGAGTTGGACCAGTTGGACCAGTTGCACCAGTTATACCAGTTACACCAGTTGGTCCTGTCATAGTTCCACCAGTTACCCCAGTAACTCCGGTTACCCCAGTAATACCGGTTACACCAGTTATTCCAGTAAATCCGGTTGGTCCTGTACTACTAATACCAGTAGCCCCAGTAGTACCAGTAGTACCAGTAGTACCAGTTCGTCCGGTTGGTCCAGTATTACTTACACCAGTAACACCAGTTATACCAGTGGTTCCCGTGATTCCCGTAGGTCCAGTCGGACCAGTCACACTGACGCCAGTTACACCGGTTATACCAGTGCTTCCAGTAATTCCAGTAGGTCCAGTACGTCCTGTTCTACCTGTAAATCCAGTAGGTCCAATTGAATTTGTATTTACATTCCATACGTAATTATAATTTTGACCCGAGACAAAGCCATTTATTTGTAATATATTCTGTAATACCAAAACTCCTGTATTAATATTATAACTGGTTACGGTTGCTATAAAATATTTACTAGAAGTATCACGGTCAATTACAATAACTGTGTTTCCAGGCAAATAAGATAATTGTGGAGATATAGTTAATGACAAATTATCTACAAGTAATGCTAATGATAAAGATACAGAGGAAGTAGTTTGTGTATTATATGCATCCGATGCCATTCCAGTTGAACCAGTTGAACCAGTAATTCCGGTAATTCCAGTAGCTCCGGTATTACCGGTAGGTCCTGTATTACCAGTGGGTCCAGTAACTCCTGTAACACCACTTAAACCAATTGGTCCTGTTAACCCGGTATATCCAGTAGTTCCAGTGGTTCCTGTTTGACCAGTTGTTCCAGTGGTTCCTGTTTGACCAGTTGTTCCAGTGGTTCCTGTTTGACCAGTTGTTCCAGTGGTTCCTGTTTGACCAGTTGTTCCAGTGGTTCCTGTTATACCAGTGACACCGGTGGTTCCTGTTATTCCAGTTACCCCAGTGGTTCCAGTTTCACCAGTTATACCTGTTTCACCAGTTGTTCCTGTTATTCCAGTGACACCAGTTGTTCCTGTTATTCCAGTGACACCAGTAGGTCCAGTTATTCCAGTGGTTCCGGTTATACCAGTAGTTCCAGTTTCACCAGTGGTTCCTGTTATACCAGTAGGTCCAGTTATACCGGTTGTTCCTGTTATACCAGTTGTTCCGGTTATACCAGTTGTTCCTGTTGTTCCTGTTATACCAGTGCAACCTGTAATTCCAGTCTCACCAGTTTCACCTGTCATACCAGTACACCCAGTTATTCCAGTTTCACCTGTCATTCCAGTTGGACCAGTTTCACCGGTAGGTCCAGTTGTTCCAGTATTTCCGGTTTCACCAGTTTCACCAGTATATCCAGTTTCACCAGTTTCACCAGTAACACCAGTAACTCCCGTATTTCCTGTCTCGCCAGTATTTCCAGTTATACCAGTTGGACCAGTTATACCAGTTGGACCAGTTCTGCCGGTTCTACCAGTATACCCAGTATATCCAGTAACGCCAGTAACGCCAGTTACACCAGTTACCCCAGTATATCCAATAGGACCAAATGAACTTATATTTACAACCCATATATAATCATAATAATCATATTCATCAAAACCTTTTATTCTTGTAATATTTTTCAATACAAGTTCTCCTGTAATTATGTTATAACTACTAACAACTGCTGTAAAATTCAATTTGGTAGTTTCATTGTCCGATACAAAAACTGTATCGTCATTCACATAAGAAAGTGAGGGAGATACATATAAGGTTAAATCATTTAAAAGGTCATAATACGATAATGTTGTAGTTTCTACTGTTTGTGTATTAAACATATCACCCCCTTCTCCTACAAATCCTCTTAATCCAGTTGGTCCCGTAGCACCGGTTCTTCCAGTTGGTCCGGTTCTTCCAGTTGGTCCGAATCTTCCTGTTGGTCCGGTTCTTCCCGTTGGACCGGTTCTTCCCGTTGTACCAGTTTCACCGGTTTCACCAGTTGCACCGATAAAACCAGTTGCACCAGTAGAACCAGTTGCACCAGTACTTCCGGTTTCACCAATAGGACCCATATACCCAGTAGGACCCATGTAACCAGTTTGTCCGGTGCTACCAGTATTACCTTTATCGCCAGTATTACCTTTATCGCCAGTATGTCCCATTCTACCAGTATTTCCAGTAATACCAGTTTCACCAATTGCCCCCATAAATCCAGTTGGTCCCATAACACCAGTAGGACCCATAAAACCCGTAGTACCCATAAATCCAGTTCCCCCCATATATCCAGTATTTCCAGTTTTACCAGTAACACCAGTGCGTCCAGTAGGACCAGTTGGACCAGTAGCACCAGTAGAACCAGGTGCACCAGTTGGTCCAGTTCTTCCAGTATTTCCAGTTATACCAGTTGGTCCGGTTTCACCAGTTGGTCCAATAGTACCAGTTGCGCCAGTATTCGAAGTTACACCAATACATCCAGTATCCCCGGTGAAACCTGTATAACCAGTTGCGCCTGTATTGACGGAATTACCACGAGGTCCTTCTATTCCAGTAACTCCGGTCTCACCAGTAGTTCCAGTTGCACCAGTATTCGTCGAGAACCCTGCTAAACCTGTAATACCGGTTTCACCAGTTTCACCTGTATTTCCGGCTATACCTATTATTCCAGTTGCGCCAGTGGGTCCAGTGACCCCGGTATTTCCCGTGTTTCCACTTAATCCGGTAGGTCCAGTAATTCCAGTAGGTCCAGTAGGTCCACTAACTCCTGTATTGCCAGTAGGTCCGGTTCTTCCAGTAACTCCTGTATGTCCAGTAGGTCCGATTCTTCCAGTAACTCCTGTATGACCAGTAGGTCCGGTTCTTCCAGTATTTCCAATTGTTCCGGTAGCTCCGGTGGGTCCAGTAATACCAGTTGGTCCTAATGATCCAGTGATACCTGTAATACCTGTAATACCGGTCGGTCCGGAAATACCAGTAGAACCGGGTTCCCCAGTAAGACCGGGTTCCCCAGTAAGACCGGTTTCACCGATTGAACCAGTTTCGCCAGTAGGTCCCGTTCTACCAGTAGGTCCCGTTCTACCAGTAGGTCCAGTTTCGCCAGTAGGTCCAGTTTCACCAGTTGGTCCAGTTCTACCGGTTGGACCCGTTATTCCAGTAACTCCGGTTCTTCCAGTTCTTCCAGTTCTTCCAGTAGGACCAGTTTTACCAGTTGGTCCATTTGTTCCATTTGAACCATTGACGCCAGTAACGCCAGTGCTTCCAGTAATACCAGTTCTTCCACTAGGTCCAGTATATCCAGTACCGAGAGGTCCAGTAAGACCAGTTGAACCAGTTTTACCAGTTGGACCAGGTAATCCAGTATTTCCTACTAAACCAGTTGGACCTCTTTCACCAACTGGTCCTTTTATTTTACCCATATTTACCCATGATGCATCTACACGATAATATTCACTTTCATTGTTTAATGACCCCGGATTATCGTTTTGTGCAACCCATAAATCAAAATTTATTATATATCCTGTATTTTTCGACGCATCATATGGTAAATTCGAAGATGTTTCTAATATTCCAACCACCGTTATAGAGCCGGTATTTACTCCGCCAATACTAGTTCCTACTGGCAAAGCGACCGACCCGCTCGCGGTTGCCGAAATTGAACTTTCTGTTCCTAAATATATTGTAGAATCGGATATATACAACGACCTTGTATGTATTTCATTAAATCCACGTGCCAAAGAACCTATATTCACATTTGTATAATATTTTACATCTCCATTTTGTTGTGTTACCGCAGTAACTGCTCCGCCAGGTAGAATATCACTTAATATAAGACCTCCAAAACTACCAGTAGGTCCAGTTAACCCAATACATCCGGTGGGTCCAGTTGGTCCAGTGGGTCCAGTGAGTCCAGTTACACCAGTTTGTCCGGTTATACCAGTAGGACCAGTAAGACCAGTGGTTCCACTTGGTCCAATCGGTCCAATTATTCCAGTAATACCAGTTGAACCGGTATATCCCGTATTACCAGTTTCTCCGGTTTCCCCCATGTCACCAATTTCCCCAGTAGGTCCAGTTTCTCCCGTTTCACCGGTGTTACCAGTTTCACCAGTAGTACCAGTTTCTCCGATTTCCCCAGTAAACCCGGTTGGTCCAATCGGTCCAATGGCACCAGTGCGTCCGGTAGCGCCAGTAGGTCCAGTAGCACCAGTGGGTCCAATTACACTAGTCGCCCCAATTCTACCAGTGGGTCCAGTAGCACCAGTAGGACCTGTTTCGCCAGATTCTCCGGTAGAACCGATTTCCCCGGTGCAACCACTTGCCCCACTCTCCGTTAATATTCCCGGAATTCCTTGTGGTCCAATATCACCCCTGGGTCCAGTGCTTCCAGTTGCACCAGTATTTGTTAATATTCCAGCAACACCAGGAACGCCAGGTGGTCCAGTAACCCCCGTAGTTCCTGTGCGACCAGTGTGTCCAGTAGCGCCGGCAGGACCTTGATACCCAGAAAGTCCTGTATTTCCTTCATTATATATGTTAATTCTATATGTATATTCAAATTCGTCAAAATTAGCATTAATACTATGAATTTTATATATTACTATTTGTCCGGTTGATTTATTGTAACTTTTCACTTCACCAATGAATCGTTGAATTTCTCCATTAATGTTTATTTCCAGAGAACTTACTTGGATTCTATCATATGGTATATACGATAATCCACTATCAATTGATAATATGATTTGATAATCTATATACAAATCGGCTGCTAAAATTTGTTTTCTAATAATACTGATATATCGGTCGCCAGGCATTCCGGTTGGACCAGTTGGACCAGTTTTTCCTATATTCTTCAAAGTAATCTTGTATTGGAATAAATAATTATAAAAATGTTCGCTTACGTTTTCAATGTTTTTTATAATCAATTCACCGGTTTCGCTGTTATAAGTTTTTACTTGTCCATCAAAACTTTGATATTCATTGTGTTCATTTTTATCAATACTCTTTACACTAATATTATCATCTGGGTTATAGGATAAATATTTATCAATTGTAATAAATAGTAAATATTCGGATAATAAATCCAATTTACTAATTCTTTGCTGAGTTATAGATAAATATCTTTCACTATAACCAGTTGGTCCAACCTGACCCGTTGGACCAGATGGTCTGGTTATATTACGTCTGTTTCGTGTTTTCATATAACTAGTTGTTGAATTCTCATTGGAACTAGAATACTCATCCATTGACGTTATATGTATAAATTATATAAATATTTTTATTATTATAACTAAATTGTATATTCTAGATGATGGAATATACCATTTTTTATGCGGCTTGATATGTCTTTATATTTGTATCCACCATCCATGCAGAGGTAGTTATGTTATAATGTATATTGAATTCTTGTGTGGTGGCTACTGCACCGGTTAATGTAGGACGTGTGGTGGATATGAAGTTTGTGCTGGACACAGCGACTGAATTAATGGAAACGGCATTGCAATAATAAGTCGCTGCGGATGTGGTGTTGTTAATAACATTTACCAAATAATTTTTGGTAGTGTCTAGGGTGACCACAAAATCAATGGTATAATTTGCGGTTGGAGTCGTTCCAGTTATGAAGAAGGTGGTTCCATTGTCTAAATTGAAGGTGAAAGAAGTAGCAATTGCAACAGATGTAAGTACATTATTGCGCGAATATGTTCCCAGTACATACGATGAATTTTTAGACATTGTGACTCCTTTCCATTGCCTTGGATCATTCGTATTTAAAGCTAATATATTTGTATTTAAAAAATTACTATATATATATAGATACGATGAAGTATTCCATGAACCAATTGCTGCGTAATATCCACTATCTGAAACTGCACAATACAATGGGTTGGCTATACCGGTTAGTTTTGAACCCCATGTAACTCCATAATCAGTTGATACATTTACGACAGTACCATTATTACCTGATATCATTTGATAATCTCCATTTGATGACATTGTAACTGACATCCAATTTCCCGTATAAATTATTTCTGTCCAATTCGTACCATAATTAGTTGACCTGTATATATTACCATTGTAAACCACCGCAGTTTGATATTGACCAGTAGAAGACATTGCGATTCCCCACCAATTGCGTGAAATATCTCTTGCTGTCCAATTTACACCATAATTATTTGATGTATGTATAGTACCGTCTGTTACCACAGCAGTTTGATAATCACCAATTGATGATAATGCTATTCTCTTCCAATTGTTACGGGGGTTTCTTGATGTCCAATTTACACCATAATCATTTGATGTATATATATTACCACCCCATTCAAGAGCACTTTGAATATTACCGCCAGCTGATACTGCTACTGATACCCAATCTTTAGACGGACCGCGTGCAGTCCAATTTACTCCATAATTACTGGACACATATATATTACTAGCTTTATCATCTGCAATTGATTGATATTGTCCATTTGATGAAACCGATATAATATCTAATGCATTAAAAAATGTAGTATTTGCACTTATAGATGAATATGAAGAACTGCTAGGGTTTGGATAAGTGTTATTAGCAAAAACATTATTCAATTTCCCCAACGAATAGGAATATTGGTCCACCGTTCCAGCTGGAATCGTTATATTACTTGTATAGATATATCCATTATATACTGCTCCTGTTATATATTGTCCAGAAGATGATATACATACAGAATACCAATTTCTGTTAGATTCTTTCGGTAACCAATTATTTCCATAATCATCGGATACATATATTTGCATATTACCGGTTGATGCAGCGGCTTGATATTGTCCAGTCGCAGAAACGGATACTGAATACCAGTTCCTACTAACATCTGTTAATTTTGCAATCCATGTATTACCATAATCGTTTGATATATAAACTTGACCAGTATTACGTATAGATGCGGTTTGATATTGTCCAGAAGATGACATAGATACAGAATACCAATATCGGTTTGTGTCTGTAATTTTTGCTGTCCAATTATTTCCATAATTACTTGATACATATAAATAACCATTACTTGTAATTGAATATGACGGCATAGTAACATATTGTCCATTTGATGATGTGCTCACTGACTGCCAAATACTATTTACAGGTGTTGATTTAGAATTCCAATTATTTCCATAATCACTGGATGTATAATAAATACTACCACTATTTATTGAAACATATTGATATTGTCCATTAGATGAAATAGCTACCCCCCGAAAGTCTCTGGTTGTGTCTGTTATTTTTGCCGTCCAATTATTACCATAATCACTACTGACATAAACATATCCGGAACCACTTACCGATGCGGTTTGATATTGACCAGTAGATGACATATTAACAAAAAACCATGTTCTAGTAGAATCTTTTGGGGTCCATGTGACTCCATAATCATTAGATATGTAAATATATTGATTATTTGCAGTAGCTGTTTGATATTGTCCATTGGATGAAATTGCAACACCATTCCATGTTCTAGTTGCATCTGTTCTTCTAGAAACCCACGTATTACTCAAATTAGTGAATGAAATACCCATATCACTGAATATACTCAATATATTTTGGTCAAATGAACCTAACCCTCCTACTCCGCCAGCCGGTCCAACTGGTCCCGTCGGTCCAGTGAAAGCTTGTCCTAATGCACCAGTTAACCCAGTTCTTCCAGTTGTTCCTGTAACGCCAGTTGGTCCAGTGGTTCCAGTCGGTCCTGTCGGACCAGTTCGTCCAGTTTGTCCAGTGATGCCATCCGCACCAGTATTCCCTGTATTTCCTGTGCTACCAAAACCAGTTGGGCCAGTTATTCCAGTCATCCCAGTTGGGCCAGTTATTCCAGTGACACCAGTTACACTTAATCCAGTGACACCAGTTACCCCTGTTACCCCTGTTACGCCAATTAGTCCCGTTGGTCCAGTAACACTTCCGCCAGTTGGACCTGTAACGCCAGTAACGCCAGTAACGCCATTAATACCAGTAGTACCAGTTATTCCCGTATATCCAGTTGGACCTACCGAATTTATATTAATTCTCCATACATAATTATAATTTTCACCTGGTGCAAATCCATTCGCTTGAACTATATTTCTCAATACCAATACACCGGTTGCCATATTATAACTACTTACAGTTGCTATGAAATATTTACTAGATGTATCTTGGTCAATTATGAATACTGTATTTCCTTGTATATACGATAATAATGGCGATACATTAAAACTCAAATTATCCACTAACAAGGCTGATGATAAAGACACTGAACTGGTTGTTTGTGTAGTAAATATATCTCCTGCTCTACCAGTGGGTCCAGTTAAACCGGTAATACCAGATAAACCAGTTGTTCCACTCCTTCCTGTATTTCCAGTGTATCCAGTTGGACCAGTAAATCCACTATATCCGGTTGGACCAGTTGTTCCTATTGGTCCTGTAACGCCGGTAATACCAGTAGTTCCACTTGGACCTGTTTGTCCAGTGGTTCCACTTGGACCAGTTATACCTGTCGGTCCAGTAATACCTGTTGGTCCTGTCGGTCCGGTTATACCTGTCAGTCCGGTTATACCTGTCGGTCCAGTTATACCTGTCGGTCCGGTTGGTCCAGTTGGCCCAGTTATACCTGTAATACCAGTTTCTCCTATTGGTCCGGTTGGGCCTGTTGTACCAGTAGATCCTGTAATTCCAGTTGGTCCAGTTGGTCCAGTAGTTCCAGTTGGTCCAGTAATTCCAGTTGGTCCAGTTGGTCCAGTAGTTCCAGTTTGACCAGTTGGTCCAGTAATTCCTGTCGGTCCAGTAGTTCCAGTAATACCAGTAGGTCCGGTTTCGCCAGTTTCTCCTGTTTCGCCAGTTGTTCCAGTTGGTCCAGTTATTCCCGTTTCACCCGTTTCACCAGTTATGCCAGTAACACCAGTTACGCCAGTGACACCAGTGACACCTGTAACACCAGTGACACCAGTGACGCCTGTGACACCAGTGACACCTGTAACCCCGGTGACACCTGTAACACCTGTATCGCCAGTCACCCCAGTAATACCAGTAATACCAGTCAATCCAGTTTCACCAGTTGGTCCGGTTGGTCCAGTTGGTCCAGTCGGTCCAGTTGGTCCAGTCGGTCCAGTTCTACCAGTAACACCTGTAACTCCGGTAATTCCAGTTGGTCCAGTTCTACCGGTTGTACCAGTTGAACCAGTTGGACCAATTGAATTTATATTCACAACCCATATATCCGTGTTATAATTTTCTTCTGTAAAACCATATATTTTTATAATATTTTTCAATACTAATAATCCGGTTACTGCATCATAATTACTAACGGTTGCTACAAAATTTTTATTCAAATCTGTATTTGCTCTTACAAAAACTACATTTCCTTTCAAATAGGAAAGCATAGGCTCCACTGGTAATGCTAAATAATCCACCAATTCTATTAATGATATCGGTATTATTTCCAAAGTTTGTGTACTAAACACATCCCCCGAATCACCTTTTGGCCCAGTATTTCCAATTGGACCCATGTTTCCGGTAGCTCCTGTCTTTCCAGTTCTACCAATATTTCCAGTGGACCCAGTAGGTCCGGTAGGTCCAGTGGACCCAGTCGGTCCAGTTCTTCCAGTTCTTCCTGTACGTCCAGTTGTGCCAGTTGCGCCAGTTTGTCCAGTGGAACCAGTGGAACCAGTTGCGCCAGTTTGTCCAGTTGCGCCAGTGGAACCAGTAGGACCAATTACGCCAGTAGGACCCATTGGTCCAGTGGAACCAGTAGGACCGGTACATCCAGTTGCGCCAGTTTCACCTGTCGCTCCAATTGAACCAGTTGAACCAGTTGCACCAGTATATCCAGTATCACCACTATCTCCTATAAATCCAGTTGGACCGGTTGAACCAGTAGGTCCAATGAAACCAGTAGGTCCAATAGAACCAGTTGCACCCATATCTCCGGTAAACCCAATGCCTCCGGTAGGTCCGGTTCTTCCGGTAGCTCCGGTTCTTCCAGTAGGACCAGTGTCTCCACTAGTTCCAGTGGTTCCAGTAGGACCCTTTCTACCAGTTGGTCCAGTGATTCCAGTCGGACCTGTTGCGCCTGTATTCGATACAAATCCAGGTGGTCCAGTCGGACCCATATTTCCAGTATTTCCAGTGTTTCCAGTATTAACGGATTCACCAGCAGGTCCAGTTACACCAGTAGGGCCAAAACATCCGGTAGAACCAGTATCGCCTGTATTTGTAGCAGAACCAGGAAGACCAGTAGGACCCATTGGACCCTGTAACCCAGTAGAACCCGTAATGCCAGTAGGACCAATTGACCCAATTCTCCCAGTAGCGCCAGTATTACCAGTTGTACCAGTTTCACCAGTATTTCCTATAAATCCTGTCAACCCTGTAATACCCGTTTTTCCAGTTGTTCCAGTTGTTCCAGTAGGTCCAGTAGGTCCAGTAGGTCCGGTAGTTCCTGTATTACCAATGAAACCAATTGTTCCTGTTCTTCCAGTTGCACCAGTAGGACCAGTTGAACCCGTTCTTCCAGTAGCACCGGTTCTACCAGTTCTTCCTGTAATACCAGTTGTTCCCGTTGCACCCATTAAACCAGTTGCACCTGTTTCACCAGTGTAACCAGTTTTACCAGTTGCACCCGTTTCACCGATATCACCCATTTCACCGATATCACCAGTTGCACCAGTTACACCAGTTTCGCCAGTTGCACCAGTTTCACCGGTTCTTCCAGTTCTACCAGTTCTTCCCGTGTTACCAATTGTTCCAGTAGTACCAGTTTCACCAATTCTTCCAATCGGTCCGGTTATACCGATAACACCAACTACCCCAGTAACGCCGGTTCTTCCCGTAATTCCGGTAACCCCAGTAGGACCACTTGGTCCTGTAATTCCAATAGGTCCAATACATCCATTTTTACCCAAATGACCAGTAGCGCCAGTACCAGCCGGTCCAGTAGGTCCAATATCTCCTCGTATACCAACTGTTCCAGTGAATCCGGTGGTACCAGTTATACCAACTATACCAGTTGGTCCAGTATCACCTTTTATTCTGCCAACATTTACCCAAGACGCATCTTGTCTATATTCTACATTATCTGGGTCAAGAGAACCGGGAGTATCTATTTGCGAAATCCATAAATCCAATCCGATTAAATATGCCGTATTTTTCAAGGCGTCATATGGCAAATCATAGGATGTGTCCACTATTCCTGTCAATGAAATTAAAGCAGAATTTACGCCACCAATTGTACTTCCAACCGGTAAAGCTATCGACCCATCTTGTCCAGCAGAAATTGATGTGTTTGGTCCTAAATATAAAGTAGAATCGGATAAATACAATGAACGTGCATGTATTTCATTGAATCCTCTTTCCAAAGAACCAATATTCACATTACTATAATATTTTGTACTACCATTTTTTTGAACTACACTATTCAAAGTACCACTAGGTATAATATCGCTCATTAAAATTCCACCAAATGTTCCGGTATGTCCGGTCGTTCCCATAATACCAGTTGGTCCCGTATTACCAATATCACCAGTCATACCAAAAGGCCCAATCTCACCGGTAACACCTACATTTCCAGTTCTTCCTCCTCTTCCTGTATTACCGGTTGGTCCAGTCTGTCCAGTTGGTCCAATAGAACCAGTAGGTCCGGTCGACCCAGTTGGTCCAGTTTCACCAGTCGGTCCAGTTTCACCTGTATTACCAGTATCCCCGATAGTTCCAGTTTCACCTGTATATCCAGTATCACCGGTAGCTCCTGTTTCACCAGTATGACCATCTTCACCAGTTGGTCCAGTCGTACCAGTATTACCACGTGTTCCAGTCGGTCCTATTCTACCAGTTGGTCCAGTAACACCAGTAGGACCAGTAGGTCCAGTAGGTCCAGTCATACCAGTTTGACCAGTATAACCCGTAGACCCAGTGATTCCAGTTTCCCCAGTTTCACCAGTATCCCCAGTATTGGTCAATGTTCCTGCAAATCCTTGTGGTCCAGTTTCACCAGTAGGACCAGTTACTCCTGTATTACCAGTATTTGTCATGAATCCAGGTATACCAGTATTACCAGGCGGTCCAGTTGGTCCAGTTATACCAATAAATCCTTCGATACCAGTAGGACCTCTATTGCCAACTATTCCCGTTGGACCCATATATCCTATGTTATTTATGTTTATTCTGTATAAATATTCATCGTCATCAAACGTTCTTGTAATATTTGATATATTCCATATAACCATTCTACCAGTTACTTTGTTATAACTTTTTACTTCGCCGAAAAACATTTGAAAATCTCCTTTTGTATTTCTTTCCAGAGAAATGACTTTAATTGCGTCTTTTGGAAAATATGCTAATCCTGTTTCAACATACATAGTAATTTGACTGTGAATAAAAACGCTGGCGGTTGCAATCGATGTTCTCAATATATTGATATATTTATCTCCTTTGTCTCCGGTAGGACCAGTACATCCAGTTTTACCAGCATTGTTCAAATTAATTTTGTAATTGTATATTTCATTGAAAAAATATTGAGTTATATTTTGAATATTCTTTATAATTAATTCGCCGGTGGTTGCATTGTAACTATCTACTTCGCCATCGAAGCCTTGATATTCATTGTATTCATTTTTATCTATACTTATTACTGAAATAGTGTCGCCTGAAATGTAGGATAAATATGGTTCAACTGTGATTATTAACAAGTAATCGTATATTAAACTTTCATACGTAATGAATTGTTGCGTTATAGATAAATATTTGTCACTATAACCGGTTGGGCCAGTTGGTCCTGCTATATCACGTCTATTTCTGTTTTGGATATAACTAGTCGTCATATTAGAATAACCATTCATTGACGTTATATTTATAACATATATAAATATTTTTATTATTATTATAACTAAATTGTATATTCTATTACTGGATATACAATTTTTCTACCATATTTTTATGCAGCTTTGAATATCTTTAAATTGGTATTAACAAACCAAGTTGACGTAGTACTATTATAAAATAATACGAATTCTTGGTTTGTCTTTACTGCACCAGTTAATACTATATTTGCTGGTTTCACCAGATATAAGAATCGTGTACTAGGAATTGCGGCGCCATTGATGGATACTGCATTACAGTAATAACTTGCAACAGAAGATGTGGTGTTGATGACGGTTATCAAATAAGAACGGGATGTATTTATATTGGTTATTGTGAAATTGATAGAATAATTTGATGTTGGTGCATTTCCGGTTATGAAGAATGTGGTGCCATTGTCTAAATTGAATATATATGCATTTGCGGAAGCTGATGAAATATTATTCAAATTGCCCAATGAATATGAATATTGGTCAATGGCTCTCGGTGGAGTTGCTATATTGGATGTATATATATTGTTCAATCCATACAATGAAGTTATATATTGTCCAGATGATGATAATGCAACACTAGTCCAATATCTAGAATTCGCATATAATTTCCATTGATTAATACCTGGATATTGACCAAATGATAATAAATACACAAATCTGTATTGTGAATATGCTGTTGTATTATTTGATAAATCTACATTAATGGTTTGAAAACGAATGACATTTAAATCACTTCCTATATCATATTGATTCAATGTATACCATTGTGTTCCATTATTGGAACCTAATATTGCCCATGATTTAGGTTCGTTTCCTGCCCAACTATATACTCCATATCCACCTAATATAATAGATTGTGGTAAAGATATTTGAACCCACTCCATATTTGTGTATGTAATTGGAGTAGCGTCATTCGTTGTTAATGATGTAACGCCTCCATAATAATAACCATCAGGGGAAGGTGTTACTGGTGCTGTCAATTGCCAACCACCAGTGCCATCATCGCCATAATCAAATATAGTGTATGTATAAATTCCACCATCGTTTCTACTATAAGAATAAGTTATAGTATATGTTCCACTTCCATAACTATATCCAGATAATGTAGTAGTATTCGAGGTTAATGCTGCTGGTGGAAATCGGACAGAGCTATAATTGTTGTTATTATTTGGTTGAGATATCCAACTATTACCATAATCAATGGATGTATATATATTATTAGAATTATTAATAATAGCAACTTGATATTGTCCAGTTACAGATACAGATATACTATTCCAATTTCTACTGATGTCGGTCATTTTTGCAATCCAACTATTTCCATAATCACAAGATATAAATATATATCCATTATTAGCAATCGCAGTTTGATATTGTCCAGTTCCGGATAAAGATACCGCATTCCATGTCAAATTTCCATAAATCGTTTGTTTTTCGGTCCAAGTATTTCCGAAATCCGCCGATATGTATATATATCCACTCGTTGTAGCGTTGTTCACTACCGCGGTTTGATATTGTCCAGTTGCAGAAACAGATATACCATACCAATCTTTTGTAGTAAATTTTGAATTCCAATTATTACCATAATCCGTTGATGTATATATATTACCACCCAAATATACAACGGCGCTTTGATATTGTCCAGTAGCAGATACAGATACGCTAGTCCAATTTAAATTACCATAACTGGTTGCTTTCACCGTCCAATTATATCCATAATTACTAGAAGTATATATATTACCACCATATACTATTGCTGTTTGATTTTGTCCAGTGGATGAAATAGAAACACCTCTCCAAAATCTGACAGAATCTTTGGTGAACCATGTCACACCATAATCAACGGATATGTATATATTTCCACTACTTTCTACCGCAGTTTGGTATTGTCCAGAAGAGGAGGATGATATACCTCTCCAATCACGCGTGCTATCTCTTGCTCTCCATGATTTTCCAAAATTTGTAAATGAAATTCCCATATCAGTAAATACAGTCAATGTATTTGAATCAATGGAAACAGATGTACCAGGGGGTCCAGTTGAACCTACCGGTCCGGTTGCACCAGTTACACTAACACCAGTAGGTCCAATTACACCATTCGGTCCGGTTGTACCAGTTGGCCCAGTAGGATTTGCACCAGTTGGTCCAGTAGGTCCGGTAGGTCCTGTGTGTCCAGTAGTACCAGTAGGTCCTGTTCGTCCCGTTGGTCCTGTATCTCCTCCACCGGTTGGACCAATTGGTCCAGTTGGCCCAGTAGGACCAGTTCGTCCAGTAGGTCCAGTATCTCCTGCACCAGTAGGTCCAGTAGGTCCAGTTCGCCCAGTAGGTCCAGTTCGCCCTGTTGGACCAGTGTCGGTAACCCCGGTTGGTCCAGTAGGTCCGGTTCTTCCAGTAACACCAGTAACTCCTGTTATTCCCGTTGGACCAGTATATCCAGTTGGACCTACTGAATTAATATTAACATTCCATACATAGTTATAATTTTGACCACTTACAAATCCATTTATTTGTATTATGTTTTTCAATACTAATACACCAGTTGTTACGTTGTAGGTAGTTACTGTTGCTACAAAAAATTTGGAAGATGTATCTCTATCTATTATAAAAATCACATTGCCAGTTATATAGGATAATTGTGTTCCCACCGTTAAAGACAAATTATCTACAAGACTCGCTAAGGATAAAGATACCGAACTGGTTGTTTGTGTATTATATGAATCACCCGCTCTACCAGTTGGTCCAGTTGTTCCGATTGGTCCAGTTGGTCCAGTTGGTCCAGTTGTTCCCGTAACCCCGGTAACTCCAATTACTCCTGTAACTCCTGTAATACCTGTTGGTCCGGTTGGGCCGGTTGGTCCAGTTAGCCCAGTTTGTCCCGTTGGTCCGGTTGGTCCAGTAGGTCCAGTAGGTCCAGTCGGTCCAGTAATTCCTGTAATTCCCGTAATTCCCGTAATTCCAGTTAGTCCAGTAGTTCCTGTTATGCCAGTAGTTCCTGTTATTCCAGTAGTTCCTGTTATGCCAGTGATTCCAGTTGGTCCCGTTATTCCGGTAGTTCCAGTTGGTCCAGTAATTCCAGTTGTTCCAGTAGTTCCTGTTATTCCAGTTGTTCCAGTAGTTCCTGTTATTCCAGTTGTTCCAGTAGTTCCTGTAATTCCCGTAATTCCAGTTGGTCCAGTGTGTCCAGTAATTCCTGTACAACCAGTTTCACCAGTCTCGCCAGTTTCACCAGTAGGTCCAGTTAGACCAGTTAATCCGGTCGTACCAGTGCAACCCGTTGGGCCAGTTTCGCCAGTCGGACCAGTTATACCAGTAATACCAGTACAACCAGTCTCGCCAGTTTCACCAGTAGGTCCAGTTAATCCAGTTGTTCCAGTGCAACCAGTAGGACCAGTCGGTCCAGTTTCTCCGGTTTCACCAGTAGGTCCAGTTGTTCCTGTGCAACCGGTCGGTCCAGTTTCTCCGGTTTCACCAGTATATCCAGTATATCCAGTATAACCAGTGATACCAGTAATACCGATAGGTCCAGTTCTTCCAGTAGGTCCAGTTCTTCCAGTAGGTCCAGTTCTTCCAGTAACACCGGTGTTTCCAAAAATACCTGTATTTCCAGTAAACCCAGATGGACCTAATAAATTCATATTTACAAGCCATGTATATCTATAATATGTATTTGCAACAAAACCATATATTTTTGAAATATTATTGAGAACTAATACTCCGGTTTCTGCGTCATATCTCTTAATAACTACGGTGAAATTTATAGCATTTGTCTCATTGTCTGAAACAACAACTATATTTCCTTGTAAATACGATAATGAAGGCGCTACTGTAATCGTCAAATCATCTACTAATTCTGCAATCGACAATGATACAGGATTCACTGTTTGTGTATTATATCCATCTCCTGGGGTTCCTTTTGGACCAGTTACGCCAGTTGGTCCCGTATTTCCGGTTTCTCCTTGGTGACCAGTTGGACCAGTTGCACCTGTACGACCTATTACACCAGTTGGACCGTTAGAACCAGTAGGACCAGTTTCACCAGTAGGACCAGTAGGACCAGTAGACCCAGTTCTACCAGTTACTCCTGTATTACCAATACTACCTGTTTCACCAGCAATCCCATTAAAACCAGTTTGACCAGTAAAACCAGTCGGACCAGTCGGACCAGTTTCGCCCAAAAACCCGGTTGAACCAGTATGTCCAGTAGAACCAGTCGGTCCAGTCGGTCCGGTTTCACCAGTAAATCCAGTTTGTCCAGTAAATCCAGTTCGTCCTGTAAACCCTGTGGAATTCATATAACCAGTCGACCCTGTAATTCCCGTAACACCTATAAACCCGGTACTACCAGTAGGTCCAGTTGCACCAGTAGGTCCAGTCTCACCGGTTTCACCAGTTTCGCCAGTTTGACCAACGGTTCCAGTTCTACCTGTATACCCAGTTGCCCCAGTAGGTCCACTTTCACCTGTATTTCCAATGGTTCCAGTTAAACCAATTCTTCCAGTTGCGCCTGTATTTTCTGCTATACCGGCTAATCCAGTTGGTCCAGTAATACCAGTCGTTCCAGTTGCGCCTGTATTTTCTGCAACACCCGGTGGACCAGTAACGCCAGTTGCACCAGTAGGTCCAGTGGGTCCAGTTGCACCAGTATTGAATGCTTCCCCTGCATCACCCGTAGGTCCGGTTTCACCCATTGGACCACTATATCCTGTAACACCTGTAACCCCGGTATCCCCAGTAGGACCAGTAACGCCGGCAGAACCTATGTCACCAGTATATCCAGTTGTTCCTGTATTTCCAATTGTACCAATATCTCCGATAGTTCCTGTATTTCCATCACAACCAGTATATCCAGTCATACCAGTTCTACCAGTGAGTCCAGTGACACCACTCGGTCCAGTTGGTCCTATATTACCAATACTTCCAGTATGTCCAGTTCTACCAGTAATTCCAGTAACCCCTATACTACCAGTTTGTCCTATTTTTCCAGTAGGACCTGTTGGTCCAGAAGGACCTGTGTTACCAATTTCACCAGTCGGTCCTATTTCGCCAGTAGGACCAGTTTGACCAGTAGGACCAGTTTGACCAGTTTGACCAGTTTGACCAGTTGTGCCAGTATCCCCAGTATTACCAGTTTCCCCAGTTTCACCAGTTTCACCGGTAAAACCAGTTCTGCCAGTTCTACCAGTTGGACCGATAGTACCAGTTTCACCAATAAACCCAGTAGGACCAGTGGCACCAGTTGGACCGGTTACACCAGTTTGTCCAATAAACCCATTTGTTCCGGTAGTACCAGTAATACCAGTTGGGCCAGTATTTCCGGTTGGACCCGTATTTCCGGTTGGACCTGTTGACATTGACCCAATTGAGCCAGTTGCGCCAGTAGGACCGGTTATTCCAGTATATCCAGTAGGACCAGTAAATCCAGTTTCACCTGTCGCACCTATATCTCCATCGGGTCCTTGTATTGCGCCTACATTTACCCATGATGCGTCTTGTCTATATTCTACATTATCTGGGTCAAGAGAACCTGGCATATCTAGTTGCGAAATCCACAAATCGGAACCAATAATATAACCACTATTTTTGGAAGCATCATATGGCAAATTATACGATGTATCTATTGCACCAAATATTGTAATCAATCCAGCACTTTCACCGCCAATAGTGGTTCCAATTGGTAAAGAAATAGAACCCGCCGCACTAGCTGAAATAGATGTTTTTGTTCCTAAATATACAGTAGAATCCGATACATACAATGACCTTGCATGGATTTCATTGAAACCTCGCGCTACTGAACCAATATTGATATTTGTATAATATCTTACATCGCCATTTTTTTGAGATACTAAATTTACAATACCGCCGGGCAATATATCATTTAATAATACACCTCCATATCTTCCGGTATGTCCTGTATAACCGATTGCACCGGTTGCTCCTGATGGTCCAGATATACCTGTTTCACCAATTACACCAATTATTCCAGTAGGTCCAGTAATACCTGTTGCCCCCATCATTCCAAACAAACCGATACGTCCTATTCTACCAGTTGGTCCCGTTTGTCCGGTTGGACCAGTTTCGCCCATACAACCAATATCACCAGTATTACCGGTTTCTCCGGTGCTACCAGTTTCTCCGGTGTTACCAGTTTCACCTGTATTTCCAATATCTCCTGTAATACCAATGGTTCCAGTAGGACCTATTTTACCATTAATACCAGTTGGTCCCGTTGACCCAGTTCTTCCAGTTGTACCAGTTCTGCCGATTGAGCCAGTTGGTCCAGTGCGACCAGTAATACCAGTGGTACCAGTAACACCGGTAACACCACTATGTCCAGTTTCACCAGTTGGTCCAGTTTCGCCAGTTGGTCCAGTTTCACCAGTATTTGGCGATGAACCTGGGATACCTCGTGGTCCAATCAAACCAGTTGGTCCAGTTATACCTGTTGCGCCCATATTTGTAGATGAACCGGATATACCTGGAATACCGACAGGTCCCATTGGACCTACATCCCCAGTATTACCTTGGCTACCAGTTAAACCAGTAATTCCCTGTATACCGGTTATACCAGTGTTTCCTTGATTATTAATATTTATTTTATATACATATTCATCATCGTCAAATGAACTTGTAATATTTTCAATATTAAATATAACCATTCTTCCTGTATCTACATCATAACTTTTTACTTCTCCTGAAAATTGTTGTATTTCATTATTTGAATTTCTATCTAATGAAATTACGGCGACTCGGTCCAATGGAAAATAGGATAATCCAGTGTCTATATTTATTGTAATTTGTTTTTCCAAAAATAAATAAACGGTTGGTATATACAATTTTTTAATAGATATATATTTTTCACCTGGACTGCCAATTGGACCAGTACACCCAGTATCCCCTATATAAGTTAAATTAATTTTATATCTGTAATAATCATTATAAAACAAATGACTTATATTTTTTATATTCTGCATAATAAGCGCACCAGTGTTTGAATCATAACTTTTAATTTCAGCATTGAAACTTTGGAATTGATTATATTCATTTGGTTCAATACTTTGTACTATAATAATATCTCCTTTTGTATAAGACAAATATTTATCTATTGTAATCGGTATTATAATTTCATTTAATAAATTTATTTTTCGGAATATTTGTCTGGTTATACATAAATATTTATCAGCAATTCCGGTTGGTCCAGTTGGACCGATTATATCACGTCTATTTACTATTAAAGTATTGGATGAACTACTAGTATCAATTAAATTTGAATATTCGTTCATTGACGTTTTATGTATAACATATATAAATATTTTTATTATATAACTAAATTGTATATTTTACATTTTTATCAATACATCTTGTTAATTCGATGTTTTTACACATTTTTGTCATTTCAAATGCGAAAATGTGTAAAATAAGAAAAAATAGTGTACTACAGAATACATTTTATATGAGTGTAAAATAGTAAATTATGATGTTACATATGCATTTATATTAGTAAGTGCATACCATCCTGAACCATTATGTATAAGTGCAATCATTTGTGTTGTAATTTGAGCACCCGATAATGATATAAATGATGGACTACCATTGTATACAAATGTTGGTGTTGTTGCAGTAGGGGTTGTACTCACACTAACCGATGTACAGTAGTAACTAGAAACCGTTGTTGTGGTATTTATTAATGTAATCACATATGTTCTTGATGTAAGTAATGATGATAATCCAGATATTGTACAACTATAATTTGCAGTAGGTCCTGTTCCGGTTAATAGAAAAGTTGAAGTAGCTGTGAAATTAACTGTATAAACATTGTTACTCAATGTTACCCCAGTTGATGAGACATTTTCAATAATATTATTCAAATACATATATTGCGACACAAACATACCACCAATTACATTAAATGGCGTGCTTGTATAATTATTATTAGATGAATCTCCTACGACTACTTGTGAACCTGCATTATAGTAAACAATATTATTATTTATTGACCATAATGCTGTACCAGTTGGACCGGTTGGACCGTTTGGACCAGTTATACCGGTTTGTCCAGTAGAACCAGTATTTGTTGCAGACCCGGGTATACCAGTTGGTCCAGTTGTTCCAGTTGTTCCAGTTTGTCCGGTTGCACCGGTGTTTCCTGTTTCTCCTGTTGTACCGGTAGAACCTGTATTGGATGCTTCACCTGCTTGTCCAGTTGGCCCAGTTGGTCCGGTTACACTTGCTCCAGTTACACCAGTTGCTCCTGTTGGACCAGTTACACTTGCTCCTGTCGGTCCAGTTATTCCTGTTTGTCCGGTAGGTCCGGTTGGTCCTGTTGGCCCGGTTTGTCCGGTAGGTCCAGTTATTCCAGTTATTCCAGTAGGTCCGGTAGGTCCGGTAGGTCCAGTTATTCCAGTAGGTCCAGTTTGTCCGGTTGGACCGGTTTGTCCAGTTGGCCCGGTAGGTCCAGTTGGTCCGGTTTGTCCAGTTGGCCCGGTAGGTCCAGTTATTCCAGTAGGTCCAGTTTGTCCAGTTGGCCCGGTAGGTCCAGTTGGCCCGGTAGGTCCAGTTGGCCCGGTAGGTCCAGTTGGCCCGGTAGGTCCGGTAGGTCCAGTTGGACCAGTTGTTCCAGTTACACCAGTAGGTCCAGTTATTCCAGTAGGTCCGGTAGGTCCAGTTAGACCAGTTGTTCCGGTTACACCAGTTGTCCCAGTTGGACCAAGGTCAGATATATTAATTACTCCTTGCATTGAACTGTGATATTGACAAATATAATAAATAATATTTGGAGCATTATATGGTACTGAAAATGTAATTTTTCCAATTTCAACTCCATTGTTTGTTACTCCATTATTATATTGATTTCCAGTCCCAGTGGCTGCTGTTGTTTTTATCCAAAATGGATGACCAGTTGCATCTACATCAAATAAATACGTAAACCCGCGAAGTAAATATAATGTAGGATTTGTACCATCGTCAATTGTATATGAACCTGCGCCATTATTTGTTACTGTAAATTGTTTTGCACCAATTTCTCCGGGAGGTCCAGTACAACCTGTAATACCAGTATATCCAGTTGGTCCAATAGAATTTATATTTACATTCCAAATCGAATTATAATTTTGTCCACTTACAAATCCATTTATTTGTATTATATTTCGTAATACCAATTCACCTGTATTAATATTATAACTAGTTACACTTGCTATAAAATATTTAGTAGTGGTATCACGGTCCACTACGAATACTGTATTTCCAGTTATATATGATAATTGAGATGATATAGTCAATGTTAAATTATCTACTAATAATGATAATGATAACGATACAGAAGTAGTAGTTTGTGTATTATACGAATCCCCTGCGCGACCAGTAGGTCCTGTTATTCCAGTAATACCAGTAGGTCCAGTCGGTCCGGTTTGTCCAGTTTCTCCGGTTTGTCCAGTTTCTCCGGTTGGTCCAGTTGGTCCAGTTGGTCCAGTTTGTCCAGTAGGACCAGTTTGTCCAGTAGGACCAGTTTGTCCAGTAGGACCAGTTTGCCCAGTAGGACCAGTTTGCCCAGTAGGACCAGTTTGTCCAGTCGGACCTGTATTTCCAGTTTCACCAGTATTTCCAGTATATCCAGTTGGACCACTAACACCTGTTGCACCAGTCGGTCCAGTTACGCCAGTATTTCCGGTATATCCAGTAGGACCACTAACACCTGTTGCACCAGTTGTACCGGTTATACCAGTTTGTCCAGTAGGACCAGTAGGTCCAGTTGGTCCACTAACACCGGTTGCGCCAGTAGGTCCAGTGACACCAGTATTTCCTGTATATCCAGTTGGACCACTTACGCCAGTTGCGCCAGTATTTCCGGTAATTCCGGTTGGTCCAGTAGGACCAGTTTGTCCAGTTGGTCCACTAACACCTGTTGCACCAGTCGGTCCAGTTACGCCAGTATTTCCGGTGTAACCAGTTGGTCCACTAACCCCAGTAGGACCTGTAATACCAGTATTACCAGTTTCACCAGTAGGACCAGTTGTTCCGGTTGTTCCAGTTGTTCCGGTTGTTCCAGTTGTTCCGGTTGTTCCGGTTGTTCCAGTTGTTCCAGTTGGTCCAGTTGGTCCTGTAATACCGGTATTTCCAGTTTCACCAGTGTTTCCAGTATAACCAGTTGGACCACTAACACCAGTAGCGCCAGTAGGACCAGTAATACCAGTATTTCCGGTATAACCAGTTGTTCCAGTTGTTCCAGTTGTTCCAGTTGTTCCAGTTGTGCCAGTAATACCGGTTTCACCAGTTGGTCCAGTTGTTCCAGTTGTTCCGGTTGTACCAGTTGTTCCAGTTGTGCCAGTCGGTCCAGTGGTTCCAGTAGTACCAGTAATACCAGTATTACCAGTAATACCAGTAGTACCGGTTTCGCCCGTGGTACCAGTAGTACCAGTTTGACCAGTCGGTCCAGTTTGACCTGTAGGTCCGGTTTGACCAGTAGGTCCAGTAGTACCCGTAGTACCAGTAATACCAGTTCTTCCAGTAGGCCCAGTGGTTCCGGTAGGCCCAGTAGTACCAGTAGTACCAGTAATGCCAGTAGTACCGGTTGGACCAGTAGTACCGGTTGGACCACTAACACCAGTCGCGCCAGTATTTCCACTAACGCCAGTATTTCCTGTATAACCAGTTGGACCACTAACGCCAGTCGCACCAGTCGGACCAGTAACACCTGTATTTCCAGTATAACCAGTTTGACCACTAGGTCCAGTAACACCCGCTTTACCAGTAGGTCCCGTTACCCCAGTTACCCCAGTAACCCCAGTAGGACCAGTACCTCCTGCGCCAGTAGGTCCAGTAACACCTGTGGTTCCAGTTCGTCCGGTTGGTCCTGTACGACCAGTAGGTCCAGTTCGACCAAGGGGTCCGGTTGGTCCCGTGCGACCACTAGGTCCAGTTGCACCAGTTCTTCCAGTAGGTCCCGTGCGACCAGTTGCACCAGTATTTGTAGCTGAACCAGGAATACCTTGTTGACCAGTAGGCCCAGTAGGTCCAGTAGGGCCAGTTGCACCGGTGTTTGTAGCTGAGCCAGGAATTCCTTGAAGTCCAGTTGTACCTTCATTATTTAAATTCAATCTATATCTATAAGTATCATTATCGAATGAATTTGTAATATTGGAAATATTACGTATAACTAATACACCATTTGTCTTATTGTAACTACTTACATAACCAACAAATTTTTGTATTTCATTACTTGAATTCTTATCCAAAGAAACTACTTCCAACTTGTCATTTGGAAAATATGCTAATCCAGGTTCAATGGTAATAGTCAAAGGTGCATTATTAATCAAATTCAATTTTGAAATAGATAATCGATTTATGGTTATATATCTATCACCTGAAATACCCTGAGGACCAGTGCTTCCAGTAGCACCTACAATATTCAATGTAATTTTGTATTTGTATATATTATTATAAAATACATTGCTTATATTTTTGATTTTTCTTATAACAATAACACCTGTATTATAATTATAACTAGTAATCTCTCCCTCAAATCCCTGATAATCGTTATTTGGATTTAATTCAATACTTTTAATTTTAATACTATCTCCTGGGTAATATGATAAATATTTTTCTATTGTAATAGTTAAACTATCATTTGTTATTAATGATGATTTATTAATTCTTTGTGAAGTTATAGATAAATATCTCTCGTTATATCCAGTCGGACCTGTCGGACCAGTATTACCTAGTATATTACGAACATCTGTATCGACTATGCAACCATCCATTGTTTCCATTAAATTTGCATATTCATCCATTTACAATATAAGCTATATACATATTTTTTATTTATACTAAAATACATATTTTTTAGATGATTATTTGATATAATTTTCGAAAATTATATCATATTACAAAAACTGCATTTTTCTTCTTTTTTTATTTTTAACAATATTATTCAATTCTGCTGATTCTGCATAACTAAAAATTTTATATTTTACATCTTTTGGCAAATTGTGTGTAAAGAATATCCTGTAAAATCGTAATAATTCATTATGATAAGTTATTCCCACATCAACCAATAAATCATTATAACTTTTATAATTATATTTCTCATAATCTGTACTAAATGAATTACTACTTTCATGAAATTTATTAAACATATGCTCGTATATTTCTTTTTTATGCCGGTGTATTAGTTGACGAGATACCGAAAATGATGGACCATGTCCCCATCCTGGTATATTACCCAAATTATTACAATTATCTGGGAATATTTCAGTTAACCATTTCGTTTTATTTTCACATAATCCATCTTCTATTGGTAAATCATCCCAGTTTAATAGTTCTGGATGAGTTCCTACTTGCATATAATCATATTGATTACACTTACTTAATAAATCCAAAAATGGAATATTATTTTCATACCAATTGCATTTTACAAATATATTTGTATCGGCCAATGTATCATAATTCTGTATTATATGATATAAGAATGCATAATCACAGCGTCCTATATTTGGTATTTCGATGAATTTATCAGTTATTCTATTGCAATCTCCTATTTTTAAATTATCCTTTTTTTTATAAACTACATAATCTAGATTTGCATTCTTTATAACTCCTATCCATTTATTCAATTTATATTCATCATTATACACCGAAGTTATTAATTTTATGGACATATATTCTATAACATATAAATTATTTATTTATTTTGTCCACAATATCTTTATATTTGAAAATACTTCTACTTGAAAGACTTGCCTTTTCTTTTATTTTAAACATCGAGAACATTTTTATGTTTGGTAAAATTTCGTTTATCCACTTATCATCTGTTTTATAAATTTCATATATCATCAAAATTACTATATTCAATACTTCTGTAATTTCATCCACTTCATTTACTCGATTTTCTTCGTCTATAAATTTTATTGCTAAATTTTGAAAATGTGTTACTATGTCTAAAATATGTATAGGCAATTCCACATTATTCTTCATTAAATTTACTATAAATGCCATTGAAGCTCTTCTATTTTCATTCATTTTATTATAATTACAAAACCCATCATAATCAACCGATGAATCTATATATACCAATGTATTTAATGAATCCATAAATTGATTTACAAATGGCACTATTGTCTCATTGAAAAATGGGAAGCTGTCTATTAATTCTTTATATAGCTTTGCATATATTTCTGAATAAAACTTGTTTGATTTTGCAATATCAAACAATACTGTTACTACTTTTTTAATATTATTTGTGTCTTCATCTGCTTCTACACATTCTTTTATTTTTTGAATAATTGAATCTTTATTTGTTTGATAATTCTTATCCGATATTTTATTTAATAATATTCGGATTTCATCTATATATTTATCAATTCCCACTTTTTCTTCTTTTTTTATTGCTTTAAATACTTGCTGTTTATCCCATTTAGCATCTAATAATTCATCTTTCACTGGTTGACCACCATTTTTTTTATAACGATTTCTTTGTTCTGGAATTCTATCGTTGTATTTTTTTGCAGGTTTTTCTTCATTGACAATTGCATAACTTGAAACATCAGTTTGTAGTAGCTCTAATACACTATGTATTTGCTCATTTAAAGTATATTTATTAGTATCAATTAATACACTGATTTCTTCTAACGTGTAATACATTACTACTGTTTAAATAGTAATATATTATTTATTTTATATTATTTAATAATATTATTATTTACGTTTGTAGCAGTCGTTTTAATTTATGTTTCTAAATTAAAGAAATAAATGATTCATTTATTTACAAAACATATGCTTAAAAAAACGGAATCGCTAGATAATAATGACCAAAATAAACCATGTTCTCATACTATTAGTAATTTTCGTTTACCTATCGAATATTTAGAACAAGAATATATCCATACATTACCGTCCAATGTTATTAGCGATTTAGAATTATGTGATTCTGAAAATACTCCAATGTATGAATTTTTGATTGACCCTAAACATGAATTTTCAAAAAACATGATGAAAAAATCTGTTTCTAAATATACTACAAATATTCCTTTTTTAATTGATACACAAAATGTTATTAAATCCACATCTACCTATTTAGAAAAAACCAGAAATTATTCAAAATATATTGTAAATTGTGATAAAATAAATGAAATATGGAAATCATTAAAAGAAGACGCGTCTTTTTTAGAAAAACATCATTTTATTGAATGGCCTATGCTAAAACATATGAATGAATCATCTACATTCTTACAATGCATATCTATGGTTAATATTATGTCACCTTTAATCAGTTTATTCATTCCCATCATTTTTTTAATTATGCCTTTTATTATTTTAAAATTTCAAAGAATTCCAATCAATTTCAATATGTATTTAGAAATACTTAAATCCATTGCTAAAAATCATTTTATTGGAAAAACTCTGTTAGGTATGCAAAAATTAACCCCTGAAAACATATTATATTTACTCATTAGTTTCGCATTCTATATGTTTCAAATCTATCAAAATGTAACTGCATGTTTCCGATTTTATAAAAATATCAAACAAATGAATGAATATTTAATCGACATCAAACAATATATTCAACATTCGATTTTAAGTATGGAAACATTTTTAGAAGTAAATAAAAATAAGAAAACATATGATATGTTCTCGAATGAAACACATAAACATTGTTTGACACTAAAAGAATTATTAATAGAAATTGAGAACTTAAATCCATTTTCCCTAAATATTAATAAAATTACAGAACTTGGATATATGTTGAAATGTTATTATCATTTGTATGATAATATTGAATATGAAAATGCTTTGAAATATTCTTTTGAATTTGAAGGATATATCAATAATATTATTGGAATATATGAGAACATTGTATCTAAAAAGATCCATTTTGCAACATTTGATGAAACAGTGGATTGTAATATTGAACAACAATATTATCCGCCATATAAAAATGGAGAACCTGTTAAAAATACATGCAAATTCGATAAAAATATAATAATTAGTGCACCCAACGCATCCGGTAAAACTACTTTTATTAAAACGTCCTGTATCAATATTATATTTACTCAACAATTTGGATGTGGTTTCTATAAATCATGTGTTCTCAATCCATATACTCATATTCATTCTTATTTAAATATACCGGATACATCCGGAAGAGATAGTTTATTTCAAGCAGAATCTAGACGATGTAAAGAAATTATTGACACTATTAATGAGAACAATGATTCGAAAACACGTCATTTTTGCATATTTGATGAATTATATTCAGGTACCAACCCTACCGAAGCCACTAAGTCCGCATATGCATTTTTGAAATACTTAACTAAATTCGATAATGTTGATTTTATTCTTACTACCCATTATGTTTCTGTTTGTAATAAGTTTAAAAAATCCAAACACATTCGTAATTATAAGATGGATGTTGAGAACCTTGACAATGGAAAACTCAAATATACCTATAAATTAAAACCCGGTATTTCAAAAATAGAAGGTGCGGTTGAGATTCTAAAAGATATGAATTATCCTCCTGAAATTATTGAGAACATTGAACAATATTAGTGTTTTACAAAAATTGTCTGAAAATTTTTGTAAAAATAAAAAACAGTATTTAGTCATATTGAATATCACCCCAATATATCGTTTTTCCAGTAAGAGAATGACTAGTATATTTATTCTTATTATTTTCAATCAAGTTATTCACATAACTCATATCAACAAGGTCTGGATGAACATACCAATCTTCATATGGATTACCTGCATCATTTATGTCTCCAAATACACGAATATATCCTCTCTTTTCAAATATTTCTCGTGATGTTTCACGAGTGTTACCATAATTACTATTGTATCTATCATGTTCAAATGTTACCGTAGCAAATTTATATGTATCCAATATTTCATCATCTAATTTTTGTAATGTTCTTAATGTAGAGCCATTGTCTACTTCTAAATCTATTTGTAAATAATCAAATGCAAATGGCATATTATTTGTTTCAAAAACGGTTTTATAATCTACTTCGGTAGCATCATTTATTATATGAATACTATTTGGACGATATTCTTGATACAATGGTAAATAACTTGCGTTGTATTCTACCATTATCCCTTTCCAGTTATATTTGGTTTCTAATAAATATGTATTATTAATAGTTATCGGATGATTAGACCCTATTTCTAAATAGTAACCAGATGTCTTTTCTTTGAGAACATTCAATACAAATTTATCTTGGTTTGCTTGTCCCGAATACATATAATATACGTTTTTATTTTATTCAAAATATACAAACAAATATTTGTAAAAGCACAATAATTAGGAATTTAGAAAAGTTTTTCAATTACTTTTTAAAAATGATTATTTTTTCATCTGTCTCGCGATGTTTTGTTACATGCACATCTTTATTGTACATTCTTAATATTTTTGGAGAACAACGGAAAACATCCTTTGTTATAGTATTCATATCATTTATCAAATTATACACGCCGTTTGTATTCTCTGAGCCATATCCTGACAAAATATAACATATCTTTCCTCCTGGAACAAGAACAAAATGACACAATTCTATTGTTTTTTTCCAATAATTAATCAACCATTCGTCATAGGATTTATATCGACTAGTACTTTGTTTTCCTCCACTATATAATTCTAAACGGAAATAGGGTGGACTAAAAAACACTATATCAAAATGTTCTCTATATTTCTTCTTAAAATTGTAATTTATTGCTAAATCTTCGGATGGTTCGCAATAAATTGTAGTGGTTTTACTTGGATAAAATGTGTCCGCAAATTGTTGTGTTTTTTTACATACATTGGGTATTACGTCCGTTCCTACATATTCTTTTACATCATGACATTCTAAAAACCCATAACAATATGACCCCCAACCCATTGTCGGTGTAAATATTTTGGTTCCTTTCAATACAGAATGATTTAATGAATATACTAAATATGGATTCATTATAGATGCGCGAAAATAATAGGATGAGAACACACTTCCTAAACGCCCTTGTTTTATATAATGCAATGCACTTGGCGTTAATATTTTATAATCAATAATATTATGTAAATAAAAATCGGCTAAAACTTGCATATAAGTTGGATTGTTCTCAAATCCGGATTTTGTTTTTTCCAAAATATCTTTATAAAACATATTTCGTATTACGTTTTTGTAATTTATCTTTTCATTGTTATTCATCTTACTTTGTATCATCGGTTTTTCTGATATATGCATATCATTCTTATTATCTGGTACTTTTAATGATGTCATATAAAAACGCTCTAAATATTCATTTCTTCGTTGAATGTTCTCAAAAATCATTTGTAAATCATTTATTGAAATATTTTTTTCGTATGAATATTGAACTAATGGTTTTAAATTTGTACCTACTTTTACCTTTGTTTTTTTCATAAAATCATCAAAATCTTTTAAATTATTTTTTGAATATATTTCCAAAAACTTTTCCAATGATAAAAATTTCATATATAATCTACTCACTTAATAAAAATTTATATTTGTTATTACAGATATAAATTTTTTATAGGGTTTTTGTTTTCTTTTCTATTATAAACATTTATGCACGTGGTTGACGTGGTTGTCTTTTCTTCTCAACCTTTACAAATCCTGCATCTGCATCACCTTCACCTGGTGTTTCAGATGGCTCACCTTGTCTTGGTGGACGAGTTCTGTATTTTCTAACAGGTCTTGGTCTTGTACCATTATCTGCAAGTTTGCGGGTTTCACACATAATACTTCCATTCTTAATACCGGTAATATTTGTGGCTTGATATTCATGTTTATCATTTGTTGACTTGATTAAATCAAAATCAACATATTCACCTTGAACTAAATATTTATATAAAGCCGATTCACCTCGGATTGATGAATAATGCACGAAAATATCTTTTCCGGCATGTTCACCATCACATACTGTAATAAATCCAAATCCTGCCTTATTATTGAACCATTTTACTTTACCAGTAAGACGAAGACTATCAGTTGTTGTTTCTTGTGAACTACTCATGGCTAACTGTACCAATTATAGTTTAATACTGAATATTTTTTTATATTGTTTACAATAAAATATCTATTTTAACTATATATGAAAAATAGGAATTTTGTTTTATTATCAATTCTAGTATGTGTTTTATTCATTTTATTTTTAATACAATATATTTTCTTTAAAAAAGAAGGCTTTATTTCTAGGGAAAACAAAGATAAAATAACAAATATATTAAATACCGCTGGATTTTCATATAGTGATAAAATTGCAAAAATAAAAGATTTAGAATTAAAAGACGACGTAATTAATGACATTATTTTTAAAAATGAAAAATCATTACTACAATTAATTATTGAATATAAAAGCAGTAAATATTCAAAACTCAGTAAAAAAAATAAAGAAGATATCCAAAAAATTTTGAATAATGGTAATATTTCATTTAGTGAAAAAATTTCAAAAATAAAAAATTTGAAAATAAACGACCAATCTTTAAACGATTTAATTTTTAATAATGAAAAAATAACAGTTGGATTAATAACTGATTATATGAAAACAAATATACCCGAAGAACTTAAATTATAAAAACATATTTTTCAAAATAGTATAATTTGGGGTTTCAGTAAATTTCAAATTATAACAATATTCAAAATATTTATTACAACCACTTTTTAGCGTATATTCTAATATATTATTCCACTCTTTTTTTCCTTTAATATACATATTTTTTTCATTCAATATATGCATATTATTATAATTAGAATGTTCCAAATTATCTGGTATATTACTCCATGGCAAATTACCATAATACAAATATAAATACAAATATCCTATTGATATCAAATCATCTCTACGGGACGGTTCTATTCCATTATGTATGTGAACACTTATATATTTAGGAGTTCCTGTGATATATTCACGCGTTTTATAAGGTATATGTTCACTTTCTTCATCTATATAAAAAGTTGCCATACCAAAATCAATAATAAATATTTCATTTTCTAATATCATAAAATTATCTATTTTTATGTCGCGATGTATTACGTAATGTTCATGTACATTCTCTATAATTTCTACTATTCGATACATTATTTTATTTATTTTTTCCTTTTCATTTATTAATTTTTCTCTACATTCACTTAATGTCCGTTCAAAATATGTCATCGCTAAACACGTATAATCCATATATACCCCATACCAAAGAACAAATGGAATATCGCGACAACCTTTTCTATATAAATGGTTTAATATAATCGATTCATGTTTTATTGTTGTCATTTCTTGTTCTCGGGTTTCCATTTTAATTGCAACATGTTGTTGCGTCTTTTTATGAATTCCTTTATAAACTATACCAAATTTACCTGATCCTATTTTTTCTAATAAGATATATTTATTTGCTATTATAATCTCTTTCATTATTGTATTACTATATTGTATATGGAAGAAACGTTTAATTTATTTTATAAATTTGATAAAATTTTAGATAAAATTAAAAAACCGGTATATTTAACCAGTATTGGATTTATATATATTTCTTATTTTCTCATTTTTTTCGGTATTTTTTACATGAATAAAAAATACATAGAATTATTTAGCAATCTACTATTAACATTTGTTTGTTTGTTTTTGATTATTCGTTTTCATCCATTCAGAAAACATGAATTGCGTGAATTTGATGCAACTATTATTTTCGGAAGCGCAATATTATTATTAACAAATGCAGGACTTACTAAACTCATTATGAATGATATTACAATGGTTATGAATAATAACATAATAAATCCGATAAAGTAATATAAGAATATTTTTATACAATATAATATACACAATATAAATGAATATAGAGCAAATATTTAGAGATGCTCAAAACGACTCCTCATTATTATCTAAAATAGATATTAATGAACTTTTAAATTCTCTTGAAAACAAAAATAATGATTATTTAGAAGACAAAACTTTAAACGATATTCACAATGATAAATACAATTCACTTGTTCAATTAAATTTATCAAAAGATTGCATTAAAAATTATTGTGACAAACTCGCGGAATTTCGGTTAGTGGATGAAGTATACGAATTACATAAAGGCAAATATGTTCGTTGGATTAATATAGAAAATGACCCTGATTATAAATTAAAATCAGGCGGGTTCGTTTTTGATATAAAATTTTTAGATAATGGCGTGCACGTATTATGTATGAACAGCTCACGACGATTTGTTCAATATAAATTTGATAAATGTATAACTTTTCAAAAACTGTCCATGGAAGAACAACTTATTTTAATGGCGTATGAGAAAATATAATTATTTTCGCCGTTTGCGTGTAAATTTCCCCAATGGTATACGTATTTTTTTTGTCTTTTCTGTATTATCTGTTATATAAAAAAATTCCTTCACATAATACATTATTTTTTTATAAATTCTTTTTTCTATCTTTTTCATTTCTTCTACATTCATCATATTTTCTTGATATTTATAATCAATAAACGGAACATTTAATATAGAGTTTATTTTATTCATATTATCTTCACTATTAAATGGACTCATTGAAAATCTTTCTATAATTTCTTTATTAGTTAAATTATGATAATAAGGTGACGGTTGTATATAATATATTTTTTCATTTTCCATTTTAGAATAATATTTATCATCTATAAAACATATGTTAATATTTTCAGGTAACATAGTACAATTGATAAAGTCGTTATATGTTTTTTTATGAGTAGTTCTATTGTTTTCTATTATTTTATTATTTACTTTAAATGCACCGATTATTTTATCAAAAATTTCATGTTCTATTTTTAATTTATACTTCAAATATTGAGAAATCAAATTTGGAAAACCAGGTGAGTTGATATTATTTGTATACAAATATAATTTATCACATTTTCCCTTCCTTTTTTTATTTAAAATAAAATCAAATATTTGTAAAATACCATAACGTAAAAATTCGGGGTACATATCCATTAATGTATTAAAATCACATTGTAATTCAGATTCTATTATTTTCCATATGATAGCCGCTTCATGAAATGAACCAATTGTTTCATCTAAATCAAATACTAACACTTTTATATATTTA